AGAGAAGTTTTACATTTTCTCCGGGAGCATTTGCATCTTTTATAACATCATCATCAGGTGAAAGATTTGTTAAACATCTTAATAACAAATATGATGAGATTGTTGTTAATGGGCATTTGGATTTAAGTGAAACACAAATTCAATCCTTACCGGATAATCTTAAAGTTGGGGGAAGTTTGTGGTTAAATGGAACACCAATTCAATCCTTACCGGATAATCTTCATGTTGGGGGAAGTTTGTATTTACGAGGAACACCAATTCAATCCTTACCGGATAATCTTGACGTTAAGGGATTGTTGGATTTAAGAGGAACACCAATTCAATCCTTACCGGATAATCTTCGTGTTGGGGGAAGTTTGTGGTTAAATGGAACACCAATTCAATCCTTACCGGATAATCTTAGGACTGGATTAGAAATTGATATTATCAATACACCATTAAGTAAAAATGATGAATTAGTTGCGAACTATAGAAAAAAATATATAATTGTTAAATAATGAAAATAAAAATAAATAACAAAAACTTTAACGTAATACTTAAAACTTCTGTAGAAGGAAGAACTGAAGGTATGATGGGTAAACGATTTAATGGTTTTGATGGAATGTTATTTATAATGGACAAAAATGAAGAACAATCATTTTGGATGAAAAATTGCATTGTAAATCTTGATATCATATTTATAGTAAATGATACTATATCAAAAATTCATGAAAATTGTCCTCCTTGCAAATCAAATGACTGTCCAACATATTCAGGTCAAGGTAACATAGTTCTTGAGCTACCCGGAGGTTCTTGTTCGCATCATGATATAAAAGTTGGTGATAAAGTTGCATATTTCAAAAAATCTTCTTAATTTTGCGGTCTAACCTAAAAAATTAAGAAACATGAAATTAGAATTCAAAGAAACTTTCACAACCATTAAGCGTATTATTAATCATATGTTATTTGTTGTTGCGGTTGCTGGTGGAATCACAGTTGGTTTTTTGGTCGGTATTAATTACAATAAAATTGTTCCTCAACCAAAAACAAAAATCAAATATGTTAATAAAAAAGATGTTAATATTGCAATAGATGAGGGAAATAGATTGATTTTGATTGATAACTTTAGTGGTGATTATGTGATTTACTCAGACAGTGTAGGAAAATCAATTTTCAATAGTTATGCAAACCAAATCATGACAAAAAATGAACCATAAATTTTACTTAAATGTTTGGGTCTATATTATTATTTGTTTCACCATCTTTATGTTTTTCATAATTAAACCTGAGGAAAAAACTACATTAGATGATGGTGATTTATTTTATCTAGCGGAAACAGATAATTCCCCAAATTGTTTAAAGATGTATTACTTCATCGAGAAGTATTCGGATGAATATAATATCCCAAAATATATCGCATACAATGTAGCATACAAAGAAACTAGATATTTGGGTCCATTTCATTGGGGTTATAATCACGCACAAGGTTCAAAAGCCGGTGCTCTTGGTCCTATGCAAATTATGCCAGCAACATCTGAATTTATTAATAAAGAACCAATTGGCGGAAAAAAGCTAAAAACCGATATTGAATATAATGTGCGTACTAGTATGAAGTTATTACGCTATCTCCACAATAAATACAAAAAGTGGGATATTGTTTGTGGTGTTTATAATACTGGTAAAGTACTTGTAAACGATTATGCTATGTATTGCTCAAATACTAAAGATTATAAGAAAATGTGGATTAAACCTCAAAATTAAAAAGAAGAACATCATTAGGTTTTAAATCATTTTCATTCTTTAAAAGTGTATTGAGTTCCATCGGATTCTTAATAATAAAATTACCCTTTTTATTTAACTTTGATAAAATACCGCTCATAGTGTCACCAGATGCGACTTTATATATTAATGCAAAATATGGTTTATCGCCTTTTACATTATATTTTAAATTACCGGTTTCCATTAAGCAAGATTCTGAATAACCGCCCTTGCAAATACGATGTTCCCCCGGTTTTAATCCGGTTGCATCTTCATTAACAATTGATTTTCTTAAATCAATTAATTGTTTTTCTGTTATTATAATTTTAGCCATTATTCTAATGTTAATAGATATTTTAGTTTATTAAATTGACCAAGCATTTCATCTCTTATATTTAATAAGTCAGTGTCTGTTTCGCCTGAAAATTCACCACTTAACGAAATTAAAAACTCAACTGCTGAATCTATAAAGTCTTGAAGTGACATATTTTTTATGTCAAACAACTCAATTGTACCATCTGTTAATTCAAATCTTCCATATTTACCCATAGAGATTTCAACAAAGTCATCAATCAAACCACTTAATTCATCATATGTTTTACCATATGCGTTATGTTTTGCATAAGATTTTGTTTGCCAATGTAAAATTCTTAATTGTTGTTGTAATTCAACGAATGTCAAAACTATCGTGTCTTTCATTTTTTATAAAAATAATTGTTTTATTATCATACCAAGAATATCATCAGTCTGAGGTATTAAACTAGATTTCTCTTGTTCTTTTTCTGGTTTTACTTCCTTATCAACATCTAAATCTTTAGTCATCTCAGAGCCAGAAAAATCACTATTCCAAGCTTGTGTAGATTGTGGTGTCGATGCATATTTTTCAATTCCGTTAAGGACTGTGTTTTTTCCAAGTTTTGCTTCTAGCTCATCTGGACCAATAAAATTAGCCACACCTAGATAATCAAGTAAACCTAAATACCATTTAGTTCTTCTCATCAAAGATCTAACTGATCTATTACCCCAAATTCTACCAACCCCACCAACAACATATTTTGACCATAATGATGGGTCTAAATCTTTGTACGTTCTAAACGTTTTTGTTTTTGCTCCGGGTTTTAAAATATCTTTTATAGTATTTAAAAGACTTATTTTTTCACCAGAAGCGACCGCACCTTTTGCTGCGGTTTTAGTTGTGGTTGTACCTAATTTATATTCTTTAGCACCCTTCGCTAAAAGAGTAATCCATTCATTAATAACCTTCATAAGACCACCAATGACGGGTATTTTTTCGCCTTTCTTTAGAATTTGAATAAGTCTCGGTAAGATTTCATCGCTATTTTTTAACAACTTACCAAATTCAGGTACTTTTCTACCAGCATTTGCTAAATCAGAACTAGTTTTAGCACCTCTTAAAATCTTCGCTCCTTCACCACCTAGTTTAAGTACACCAATTACGGGTTTTGCAAACACATCTCCAAGATAGGGAATTGCTGAAATCATCGACAACATACCAAATAAATGGTCACCTTGTCGAATATAATCTAACCCATTTACAATATCAACAACCCCAGTTGGGTCAAAAATACCTACAACATCCCCTAGCGTGTTCCACCAAGCAGCTTCGGTAATTACTTGTTTCTTTTCTGGATGTAATAAGAATAATGTCTCAACTACAAACTCTCTTTCAGCTAGAGATAGTAAACCCCATTTTATTTCTAATTCTTTCATAACATCTTTTTGTATAAATATACTGACGTTATGAATAATTTATTAATTTTTATTTTCCAAAAGATAAATTTTCCTTTCCAAATAAAATTTTGCTTTTTTTAAATCCTCTAACTCTTTATTGGGGTCTTTTTTACCTGATCTAGCGACATATTTAACTACGTTAAAAAGATAAGCGTCTTTTTCCAAAGACCATGCTTCACAAACTTTTATCACTTCATAGACATTTTCTTTTCCACCATAATGATTTGGGTGGTTAACCATTTCTTTATTTTCCATCTAAAATTTTACAGAAAAATAAAAAAAACAACTTAAATTGTCAACTAAATTCAAAGTTATCAATTATTTCGGATAACTCATCATATAAATGTTTTAATTGTTTAATAAAATTATCCCATAAAGGTTGATTATATTCTTTAAATAAATTTAAAACGACTAAATATTCTGGTATAATTTCATCATCAAATGGTTCAATTAGGTGTTGAAATTCAGATGTTAACTTTAGCTTTTCAAGTAAATTAGTAAAATCGTCAACATTTTCCTCTCTACCAGACATTTTTCTTATTATTTTTTTTGCTTTTGGTAGTATTTCATATCCTTCAGCAAGATGTACAACAATGTTTTTTAGAGTATTTTTTAAATCATTTAATTCTTCTCTATTATTAACATAATTTAATTCATTCAAAATTTCATTATGTAATGCTTCTAGAATTTCGCCCGTCCACGCTCTAAATTCTATGCTGGTACCGTAATAAGTTTCAACGTTTTTACTATCATAATAACTTAAATACTCATCAGTTTGTGACGTTGTTAAATCAGGGTCCGTTGCATGTAAAAACTCATGATATAGTTTATTATATAAATCCTTATCAGATTTAATTAGTAAAGGATTTACAATAAGTTCAATATCAAACAATTTTTTATTTGTACTTACATCTTGAACGTGAGCATAATGATTTATAGATGTGTCCAAATAAACAGTAACCTCATACATTGTCCCATCGTCAACCCTAACAACAATATCATCAACTTTTTCCCGATTAAAAACTTTTTTTTTCTTTTTAAGTTTAAAAATTTTGGGAATTAAGTTTTTAATATTGCGTTTTGTCGCAATATCCAATCTATGACGTATTGTGTCACCCATTAACGCTTATAGTACTTTTGAATTGTGTTCTTAATTGATTCACTTACAACTTTAGAATTTGATTGAACAGCTTGTTGAACTTGCTGTTGTGTCTGTTGTTGTTGAGTTGTTGTCTTATTTTTGCATCCGCAGCCCATGTTTAATTATTTTTAAGATATTTATTTATATAATAAATATTCTAGGATTTGGAATAAATAAAGATTAAACGATGAAAGAGAGATTAAAATTAATTAAAGAAGCGATTAAAGAGGAATTCAATAAAAATGTTTTTGTACTAAACCAGCCTATGTGGACGGTGTTTAACAATGATATTAATAAAATAATTAACTTTTTAAACAAAAAAAATTATGATAGAATTGATATTCCGATGTCTTTATCAATTTATAACAATGAACTAACAAAATTACCGGATAACTTAAATATAAATGGTAGTTTGATACTAATGGCAAAAAATTTAATAGAGTTACCAAAAAATTTAACGGTTCGTGGAAATATAGACGCTAGAGACACAAGTATTGTCAATTTACCTGAAGATGTAACATTAATAAGAGGTAATTTTTATCCTAGTATAGAGTTGGGAAGTAAAAAAAGAAGAGACAATAATGAATGGAATCTTGATTTAGTAGCTAAAGATAGTGTTGGAGAAAGAGCAAATGCTTTATACAAATATATAACCAAAACCTTTGATGACTCAGAATTTGATAATATCAATAATTTTGATGTTTATGATATCATTCCAGAACCAACTAAATACGAAAAAATGTTTCGATTTGAAATACCAAAATTAGATAATAGTGAGTGGGCGGTTGGAACATATTATGAAACAGAAGGTACAGCAATAGAATTTAAAAAAGATGAAATTGAAACCATTGTTGATAGTCTTGATATTGATGTGATTGAACCGTATTTAAATAAAAAACAAATGTTAAAAGACGCATTAGAATATATTTCAGATGCAATATATGATGACCCAGAAGGATGGGGAATTGATCCTGATGATATTGATGAAGATGGTGGATATAATGAAGATGTAATTTCAGAAAGAATTGATTTTTATTCTGAATTGGCTAGAGAAGATATTATTCAATTTTATAAGGATAATGGTATGGAAAATAAGATAAATGATTACTTAATACTTAAGGATTTTGTTGCTGATATTATAGAAAGTGATGGTTTTGATTTCTTAGATCAATATTACAATAATATTGGTGAACAAAGAATTAATTTAAACGACTATTATATTGCGAGAATAGATTGATTTTTTTAACAAAAAAATTATTTTGTTTTTATGGAAACAAAAAAAGAAGAATCTAAAGTAAATTTCATGTTGAGTCCTGATTGGATTATTCAACAACCAATCGATTTTGAACATAAAAAATATGTCCTTTTATCATTTTTAAAGAAATGTGAGGAAAAATTCAGTCAAGGTGAAATTTATCCATATTTTATAGAATTGTCATTACATTTTGCAAATGCTCATGTTCTTGAAAAAGAACACAAAATATTTTATACAGATAAAGTATTCAAATCTGCGGATGATGAACTTTTGATAAATGAATTAAAGAGTATTAAAATTCCAGATTTTTCACCAAATGAGAATTTAGAATTAATAAAAATAAATAAATTTTTTGGACTCAGAATTTATGAATATTTTTCTGTTGCAAAATCAATGTGGACATTAGCGTTTGAATCCACAAACTTAAGATTTAAAAGAAATAAATCAAATTGTGATTTGAATAAAGGTTTTGTTATTTATAAGAATTTATTTAATAAGAAAAATTATATTTGGGAATACTCAATTGAAAACGAAATAAAAAGTATAGATAACAAATGTATATTTAATTTAATTCTTGAGATTGAAACTGAAATTAAGAGTCCACTAAGAACTATAAAAAAATACACAACATTTAATCAAGAAGTTGTTAACTCACTACCAGTTATTGAAATGTTTTCAACACAGAACTTCCCTGTTTCTGGTACGCTGGCCCCCATTTTTAAAAGAAAACTTATGAGTTATATATATCAGAACAAGAGAAAAGAAGACTAAAAATTAAATTCTTTTTTTAATAATTTCAATAGCCTCACTTATTTCATTATAATCTCTACTTGGAGCAAAAAGTTCTGCTTTTGTTGTACCTTCTTCAATTATCATAAACGCGGGAACAAACTCGTTTTGTGTTACCTCCTTAAACAAATCATATTCCAACTCATTTTCATCAATATCCAAATCATGATATGTAATATTATTCTCAGATAACATATTTTTCATTATGTCGCAAAAAGGACAACCTTTCATTGTATAAACAACCAATATTTTATTTGTTTTCATTATTTTTTGCAATTTTTTTTAAACCCATTATGAATAGATTTAAATCATTAATATTTTCTGGTTTATAAAAAATTTTAATTTTCGTTTCACCATTAATTGACTTAAAGTATATAAACAGATTTTGAGTTGTTTTTATGATTATCTCCTCACTATCAATTTTAAATTCATTAATACTATTAACATTTTTATATTCAAAATATAACTTATTATCGTTCTTTAATAAATCTTGATATTTGATTTTAAAACTTTCACCAAAACTAATGACGGAATGAAAAAATTTATCATTTCCCTTTAATAGATTCAATATTTCATAATCATTTTTAAAAAATAAAGTGGTAGTTTCGTTATACATTTTAATTAATTTAAACAAATTTGACCAATCTTAGTTGAAATGAATGTCTTGTCTATTTTTTTGTTTGTGGTTAATGCGACCACAATTTCAATTAATTGTTTTTTGGTTAATTCGGCTTCTTTGGTTTCTGCATAATTTTCATAGGATTTATTCTTGATTTCTTCATAAAATTTTTCTCTATCGGACTCACCAATTAAAGCCAATAAATCATTAGGATTTTTTTCAAAAAAATTAATTATATTATTTAAATAAATTTCAACCTCAATATTTTTATGCATATTTAATAACTAATATGTTTTTAATTTCCTCACTTCTTTTATCCAAATTAGGTAAATCCGCTAAATCCACCCATTGAACAGATTTCATTTCTAATAGCGATTCGGGTAATTTTACTAGGTTTGGATTATCTGATATGCTAAAAAATTCTAAATTTTCACAATTTACAATTGTTTCTGGTAAAGTTTTCAAAACTCTCCTTAGAGTTAAAATTCTTAAGTTAGTAAAGTTACCAATATTATCTGGAATATCTATAGCTATATTTATATTTTTATCATTGTTTTCAATATTAATAATTTCAACACTTTCTGGGATTGTTTCAAATATATTGTAATCAGGGTATAATCTAATTACTTTTGTAATTTCAGCGTCCGGTAATTTTATATCAACACTATTAGTATTAAATTCTGAAATACTTGATATTATTTCCTTCCTCATTGAGTTTTTTATTGTTGCCATTTCTGGTAATAATAAGAATTCAATTTCATTTGAACTTAATTTATTTGATGAGGTTTTAATCGAGTTGGCTAGTTCTTTTATTTTCTGAAGTCTAAGTTCTTTCATTTTTGGAAGGTTCAGTTTAAGTAGAACAAAATCGCTAGGTGTTAAATCTTTTATTGATGCATGTTTAATATGCTCAAATCGTCTATTGATATAATAACTTCTAACAGTAGATGGACTTCCAGAAATCATTTCTTTAGTAATATTTCTATCATTAGCATAGGATAAATATTTTTTCATTAAATCCGATGTTAAATTTAAATATTGTTCCGTAGTTAAAGTTGGTGAACCTATTTCAAGCCACATTCCCGTTACTTCCTCCGGTTTTTTATTAACTTCCGCCGCTATTCTATTAAAATATTCGATAGGATTTTCTCCAACCGCTGAACTAGATATATTTTGAAGTCTATTAACCATAATTAATTCCTCTTCACTAAATGGTCTCCAAATAAATAAATTTCTTAAATTTTTAATTCTTGGTATTTTTTCTACAATCGTATCCCAACTGGTAATGCGACTTCCTGAGAAATTACCACTATTTGTTATGTCAGCAAGATAATAATTAGTATCATCGTCAACTAAAATAACAAAATATTTATTTATTGGCTCTTCCTCATTTAAATCAAAAACAAAGTACATTGTTCTTTCTTTACCCATCGAACCAAATCTGTATGAATAATAATAATTTGAGTCTTGAGGTGGTCTAGATATACACCAAGATGCTTTATCGGAACCTAATCTAACACACTGCTCTTTGCTTTCTGGTTCAAAGATAAGTAAATTATCTTTATTATATATTTTTTTTATACTACTATATTTTTCTTCACCTGAAAAATCACTTTTTTTAGTTTGCCCAAAAGTTCGATATAAATCATCAAAAAAATATTCAAACTCTTGCTCGTTTTTAAAGTCTAATAAACTTTTTGCTTCAAGAGGTATACTAAACATATTTTCAGTAAAAAAACTTATACTTGCAAGTAATATGTTTTCGTCTATATTTTTTATTTTTTTTGAAATCTTATCATAGATTATTTTTGAATAGTTACTTTGAACCATTTCTTTAAAAGATTCAAAATCTTTAAAATTTTTAAAGTTCGAATCTTTTTCAGATAATTCGTCTTTAATTTCATTAAAATATTTTACAGTTTTCTTTAGCATTGGGTCAACCGTTCCGCCCATTACTTTCTTAAAGTAAGAAATAATATTTTCTTTTTGTTTTTTTGATTCTTTTTCACTTTCTTTTTCTTTAACTAATGATTTTAAATCCTCATAGTTATATTTAGTAATATCTCTCTGTGATGGTTCTAGTGATTGTTGGTAATTCTCAAATGAATTAATAATATTAACGATATTTTCATCGGAATCATCAGTTTCTTGTTTAAATTTGTCTAACATCGTTTTTTTAATTCCACTAGACAATTCATTTAACAAAATGGTGGATTCTTGTACTAGAATTTTTTTAAGAACTTCTAATGTTTTCATTAGATTTTATAATTTTAAATTAATTTATTAATAAATATTAGCATTTCCCTTTAAATTTTTATATAAATAAATATTTTTTTATAAAAAAATGGAAACAAATAAAAAAACTTGTAGCAAATGTAAGAAATCGCCGGTGAAGTTCCAAAACCCGTTGGTTTTACTTGCCATTTACATATCACTAACATCGATTTATGGTAATTATTTATTTTTTAAAAAATTAATTAATTATCTTAGTATTACTTTTTAAATCTAACGACTTTCTTTATCAATAAGTCACCTAGATGTCCACTTCCTCTAAAACCCTTACCCTTAACTCTTAGAGGAATTGACGTGTCGAATGTTTCCGGTAGCGTAATCGTTAGATTACCGCTTGGGTGAGGTATTTCTATCTTATCCAGATTTAACTCGTCTAATGTAAAGATTTTAGTATAAACAAGATCATTATCTATACGTTCAAAATTATTTTGAGGTTCAATATTAACTTTAATTATTAAATCTCCATACATACTATTTTTAAAATCTCCTTTACCTTGAACTCTGTATAGTGACCCGTTTTGAACACCAATTGGTAAATTCATATTAAGATTATCTGTCTGTGTTTTAAATCCATTACCTGAACAACTAAAGCAGGGATTAACAATGGTAGATCCATTACCGGAGCAAGTATCACATATTGTTTGGATTGTTTGTGAAAAAAATCCGTTTCCAGTTCTTTTTAGTTTGGTACCGGAACCGGAACAATCTGAACATTTTTTTCGTTCTCCACCATTTCCATTACAAGAATTACATGCAATATTTCTTAAATATGTAATTGGTTTATTTATCCCCAAAAAAGAATCAACAACACCGATAGAAACAGTAATAATTTTCTCAGGTGCAGAAGGTCTTCTGGTTCTATTTTGATTAAATAGATGATTTAATAAATCGTTAATATCTCCAGCACCACTAGAAAAACCAAATGGATTTTTCCTTTGATTATCATACACGTTTCTTTTTTCTGAATCGGATAAATTCTCATACGCCTCACTAATTTCTTTAAATTTATCAGCACCATTTGGATTTACATCTGGATGATATTGTTTACTCATTTTACGATAAGATTTTTTTATCTCGTCAACTGATGCTGTTTCTGGTACTCCTAAAATTTGATAATAATCTTTCATGATATGAATTACTTAATAGTTTTATTTAAAAATAAAAAACAAAGAAAAATAATAAAGAAATTTAACACTTTCAATCGCGCAAAAGATTTTTTTAAGAAAAAAATAAAAGAAAGTGAATTAATTAAATTTCCGAAATTAATTGAAACTGGACGACCAATAGAGCACGAATTAGCTATTGTTGGAATTAAAAACACAAAACATAATATATTATATAAAAGAGATTCTGTGGGTAGGTCAATTAAAATTGAGTTGGAGGATAATACAAGAGAAATTATAGAGTTAAGTCCGTATAACTTAGAAGAACAAATTTTTGATATTAAAAATCAAAAAAGAATATTTTTAACTGAGTTTATAGGCCGGTATTTACCTAAAAAAAATATAAAAATGGTTTCCAAACTAAACCATAAAATTATTGTTCAAAATGAAGAAAAAATTAATCTTTTTTCATTAAAAAGTGAAGATGATGCTAATAGATTTATATTAATATTAAGCTCTATTTTTTTGGAGAATCGAAGAGTTGATACTCTTTTTGTTAGAGATATAGATACACTACAAAGAAAGTATTTATATAACCTATTAATTGATGCTGGTTATGATAAACAAGCATTATATAGAAAATTTACAACTCATCCTTCAAAAAAATGAAATCAGTACCTGAAATATCGATTTTAAATTGATTATTTGTTATTACCATTCCATTTAATTCAGTTAAGACACTATTGTAAACACCTTCTTTTAGTTCAAAAACAACGGTTGTTTTACCCTCCAGTAAGTTCTGAAGTTTATCTGTTATTTCTGCTAAATCATTTAAAATCCTAGTACTTTTATTATTCGATTCCATATTGAGATTGGTTTTTGTTTATGAATTAATTCTTCTTTTTTCACTAATTTTAGTTGTTGGATAATTTTTTGCTTTTCAAATTCAAGCTCAATTTTATCTTTCTCAATCTGGTTATTGTACCACGTCATCAATTTTGAGTTCTCCATCGTCTTCGGATATTTCTTTTATAACTTCAATTTTCAATAATTTTAAAGAATCTAAATTATTTTGATCAAACAAAGCTTTCAATTCATTAACTTTATTTTTAAATAATTTTTCTTTATCTTCACGTTCCCTATTTATCCTAATTATTGTTTTTATATTCTTAAGCGTATTACTTAAAGACTCTTCCTTAAATTCTGAAACAAATGAAAAAAATCTAAACTCACTATCTTGATTCTCATTTTCAACAACTTTAGAATCCTCAATGACTGATTTTGGTATAACCCATTTAGATGGAAATTTTACATCTATTGCTAGATATTTCTCTAATTTTCTTATTGAAAATAGAAATTCAAATATATTATTTAATTCTTTAAAGAAATCCATATTTTATGATGTTATATAGGTTATGAAATAACTAATGCAAGTCCCGATGAAGATAAGTTCCCTACTACGAAAATCCATTTTCTTAGGTGGAGTTTGTAGTAGGGAACTCACAAAGTTTAATATTGTCCTTATGAGGACTAATGTTGAAAATACAAATAAGAATTTTTCAACATCAAATATCATCAAGCTTCGGCTTTACGATGATTAATAATTTCCTCTCTTAGTTGTTGGAGGGTCGCTTTAATTGATTGTGCTGTTTTTCTTGCTCTTGTACCCGCAGAGTTATTTCCTTTTTGGAAAAATTTATTGGTATCCAATTCAAGTTCAGCAACTAATTGCTTAATTATTTCAATAGTATCCATTTTTTTTAATCTTTTTTTAGTTTATTTATATAAAAATAAGATTTTTAGGTTAAAGGTAAACAATATTTAAGTTTTTATCCAATTTTTTATATAATTCGGTTAACATATCCAAATCAGATTTTGTATATTGTGCATTAATATCAAAAATATTATGATAAAATTTATCTATTGAATCTCTAACTATTTCATTTTTTTGGGTATAAAATGCGTCAATAAAAAAACTATAAAAATATTCTTTATGTTCACCGGTTAAATTAAAGATTATTTTTTCTTTTTTAAAATTTTGAACAGTTTTATTCCAACACCATTCGAAATGTTTAATTTTCTCATCATCATTTAAGATAATTGTTGTTTCGGTTTTTTCATCAAAACTACCCAAATACGTTTCCTGTATTAAAGAGGTTAAACTAATTGTAAAATCGAAAAACAAATCAAGTTTTTCAATAATAATATTATTCATATTAAACCAAAGAGTAATATCCTCAGGATTTAATGGTTTAGATATCCAGTTAATAAAATTCTCCATATGTTTTTATCATATGGAGAATTTATAGTTAATTTAATAAAGTTTTAAAGTCTTTATTGTGTTTTTTGATTATAATTAATCATTTTAAAGATTTTATTCATTTCTTCGTTAATTTTATCTTTTTTAGAATCCTCAGTTGATTCTAATGTTTTAAAGATTTTATTAACTTCCATTCCTTTTTTTGCATCAGTTTCACCAGCAAAATCAGTTACCGGTTGAGGTGCTTTGTTATATGACTGTCGCTTTAATGCTGCTAAATAATTCTTTTTTCTCTTTTCATTTATTTTTTCACCTAAGTCTGTTTTTTCAGCATTTGCATAATCTGACGAATTTCCTGTTTTTGACGAACCTTTGATGTTCATCTCAACCCACTCTTCATTAGGTTTAATTTCATCATAGTCTATATTCTCCATACCTGCGGTCTGTGCAAAGTTTTCAATATATTCATCAACCGCTTTTGAGGGGGTATATGCCTTTTTAGTCATTTTAGTCAATTGACCGTTTCCTTTTGGAAATGTTTTAGGGTTCATATCAAAATCACCTTTTGAACCGTCTTTTAAATATTCTTTAAACTTTTTTGTGACCGATTTAATGTAGTCATCATTTTCTTTACCAGACTCTTTATGTGATTTTTTATAAACATCTAAACCCTTAGCAGATTTTTGTTCGTTTACAATATTTTCGATAAATGTGACCATTTCTTCTTCTGTCATTGTAACTTTATCACTCTTTTTAGGTTTTCTATTATCTTTAAAAGCTTTTTCTGCCTCAAGTCTAGTAACATCATAAACTTTACCAACTAAACGATACATATCGTTCAAACCACCACCACTTCTATGTGTTGTGATACAATCAACATTTGATTCTTTAGGTGGGCAAATTCTATGACCGCTTTTTAATTCGCTGATATCGAACTTTAAAATTTTTTCAAAATACTTGATTAAATTATTATATTCCTTTTCTTTAGAAATTTCATTAATTATTTCAATGGATTCACTAACTTTAGCTTTTCCTTTACCTTTCCAACCTTGTTTAGCTCTTTTAGCAAAATAAAGCTGACTCATTTTAGTTTTGTTTGAATCAGGAACTTTTTTACCTTCTTCTTTATATTTTTCATTTTGATTTTTTAACTTCTTAATTGCAGCATCAAGTTCAGAAATTGACATATCGACATATTCACCCGTCTGTTCAACATCAACATCACCTTTCCACTTCTCATCTAATTCGGAATATTCTTCAACTTTAAATTTTTTACCGTCAACTTGAAATTCTTTTTTATTTTCTTTTCTTGCGGTGGCTAGTGCTCCAGTAAACGCATTACCTTCTTCAACCTCTTTACCCATATCTGTTTTTAATTTTTTAACAATTGATTCAGCTTTTTCTTGGATGGATTCTTCAAGAACTTGATTTATTAAGGATGTGATATATTTTTTTTCGTTCTCCATTTTTATTTTTAATTATAAATATCGTTATATTTTAAATTATTCCTTTTTTTTGCATTTCATAAATGAGAATATTTTTAATTATATTTTCAGATATATTATGTTTTTCAGAAATCTTTTTAATAATATTATTAAGTTGTTCATTTTCAAATAACTTCAACGACTTAATGTTGCCTTGATTGCAGTATGGAAAGGTCTTACATTTTTTCTTAACTTCAACAAATTTACCACCGGGGTACTGTGTTTTAGAGGCTCCTCTCCAATCTTTTTTATTCATGCTTTTAGCTAAGAATGCTGGACCCGAATACTGACCAGCAGATGATGCGCCAGTAGCTTCTTTTGTTTCGGTTTTCTTTCCTTTTTTTTCCAGTTTTTCTAATTTATCGTAATATTTTGGATCTTCGGTAAGATGATCCATAGCAATTTCTTTTCTAGAACCAGTTTTACTAACATGTTCTTTTTCAACATTCATACCTTTCTTTAATTGTTTTTCTAATGTCGTTTTTTTAACATTATGTTTTTTTGCTAATTGATTTAACGTTTTATTATCTGCCATACCACCTTTAAGGGTCTCTTCTTTGGTTTCACCATTAGAAAGTGACTGAATATATGCACCAGATGACCCCGATGTTGTCGCTTCTTTTGTTATTCGTTTTTTAGTTTTTTTATTTTTTTCTTCGTTAGCATTAACTTTCATCTGATTTTTTAAATCTGATGCTTTTATTGCCATTTCACCTCTAGAAACATCACTTTGTGCTGCTGCTTGTGAAAATGCGCTATCTATTGTATCTTTAATGTTTGCCATTATATTATGCTGATTTTATTCTTGATTCCCAGTAAGATCTCTGGGTATACATGAATCCATAAAATTCACGTAACATTCTTACAACAATGTCCTTAACATCGCTTTCAATCTTACCTCTAGAAATTTCTTTTCTAATCACATCAATCATTTTATCCTCAAACTGATTTAGTGTGTTAGAATTTAAGAAATCTTTAATTTCTTTTCTAATCATTACTTCAATATCTCTTTTATCGGTATCGGTTAGTGCCATGTGATATTATTTTAAAGGTTCAGTTTTTTTTCTTATTGTAATTATTTTACCCCATCTAACTTTAAATTTATCATAAAATTTTTGAAGTTTATCGATAAATGCCAAATATTCTTCATCTACTTTATTCATAGTGCCATTTACATAAATCCCGTTTGTTTCACCGACAGAAAAAATAAATTCTAAATCCATATCAATTATTTTACCTGACCATTCAACATCGCTAGAGTATAAATTAAGAGGATAAAATTCAACTAGATTTGAAACTTCCTCTATGAATTCATTCATTGTATCTTGAAATGCAGCTTTTTCATCGATAGTTAACTGTAAATCGGAATTTGTTTTACCATGAACAACAATAAACCCACCAGAAACTCTATATTTCTGTTGTTTATCCTTAGGTGTGACTTCATCACGTAATTCATCATCTTCGATATCTTTTTCAATTTCTTTAGCCATATTAATTCTTTCTTGTTCAGAAATTAAAGAAGCATTATTCCAAATTTTTTTAATATCTTCCATTACCAAATCATTTTTCTGTAATGATCTAGATTTTTTAAGTAATTCTTTTATTTCGTCGTAATTATTTTTCATATTCTAATTTTTTAATAAAGGTTGAGAAGGGAAACGATGGGTTTAAATCGGTATAAAATGAGTTATAATTACTCCTACAAGTAATTCCTTCGTAAGTTTCAACTGAAACAGATTTTGTATTATGTCCAATAAATTTATATTTCATTGACATTTCCATTGTTATATTTTTACATAATTCAATTAATGAGTTTATTTGTTCGTCGGTATAAGTATCCCAAAAAAAATAATCTCTCCACTTCTTCTCATAAATATCTTGTTTTTTAATAATTCCCAACCAATTTGAATAATAATCTTTCATAGGAACTTTCTCAACCCAACCAATATTTTCTAAACATATATGTATTAAATCATTTTTATTACTTGATAAAAAATATTCAGAAATACACTCTGGGCTTATAAAACAAAAAATCTCACCATTTTTCTTTATAAAATAGTGAGGTATTTTTTTGCTTTTACCGTTAAATCTATAAATTAGTTGATTTTTGAAATCATCAAAATATCTAAAGGAGTTTGAAAGTAATATTTGTTTTTTACTTTCATTTTTCTCAAAGATATCTGTTGTTAATTTAAACTCATTATTCACCATTTTTGGTGTAGACTAATTTTTTTATTGTTGGTTCTGTTTGATTTTGAGTTTCATCAATGACTGAATCTTCTGTGATTGATTGTTTTTTTAATAAAATTTCCTCCATTTTTTTAATTTCTTCTTCTGTTGGGTTAATCGGTTTTTCTTCTGGGAGTTGTTCGTTCTCCCACTTTGATAACTTTTTACTCAATTCCTCAATATCTTGCGTATCTTGTTGGATTGATTTGGTATTAATATCATTAGTTTTAACTTCTTTATCTTCTTTTTGTTTTTCAGTAAAAACAACCAGCATGTGTGCAAAAGTCAATGAAATAAATGGTAATAACCCACCGGTAAAGAAAGCTAATATTCTTTTCTGAGATGGTATATCTAACAACTCAATTCCCATAGGTTCAAATAAAGGGCCAATTAATTCAACCCAATTTTTAAATGCAACTGATGTTTCATCAATAAATGAGTAGGCAAAAAAAAGATTACCTAGAAATTGGATTATTGTTACGATTATAAATGGTATATAAATAAATCTACCCATTTTAACAGAAACTGCGGCTAATGCAGATAGTGCAGCGATTTCAATTGCTATTGATAAATAGATAGACCAAACAATTGGATTTGATAATTCATACATAGTTGTTACATGAGAAATAGAAACAAATGCAACCAATAAAATTGGTATTATAAAGCAAGTTACTATTATGTTTTTCAAGTTATTTTGTATCCAATTTTTCATGTCATTGATTTATATTTTTATAATTGCGCCATGTCGAATAGAACCAAACAATTAAAGTGATAATTAATAACAATGTTCCAACCCAACCATTCTCATTCCAAGTAATAATAGATGTGATATGACCAAAAATCATTATCATGGACATAATAATTACTTTTGTCCAAGGTGTTCTTCCAACACCTGTCGGTCTTTTTAAGTACTGACAAAATGTTTCTTGTCTTATTTCATCTAACCTATATTTTAATTTACGACCAGCATTATTGATCACTTCAACACCAATTATGGCGTTATCTTCATCTTCTAATGATGGTGTATATATGGGCCAAGAATTTAATGTTAATAATCTTTTTACAATATACCATTCATTTGTTTCGATTATGAATATTCCCTCACCAACATTTGGAATCCAAACATTATTTTTTATGTCTTTCATTTTTTAATTGATTAATGGGTATTTTATTTTTATCGCTCAATTCCTCCAATTCAAGAAAATCCCACATATTATTTTGTAGGTTTTTATTTAATGTTTTTTCAGTGATTGTTCTTTTTTCCAAAGAATCTATTTTATTCTCAATTATCGTTATTTTTTTATTAACTCTAGAAATTTCGCTACCAGCACCACAGCTTCTAAAGAAGATTAAAAATAGAAATACCAGAACAATAATATTAAAATATTTTTCAATTATTTTCATTTTTTTTTTGTTTTTTTTAATAAATATCACATATATTCAAATAACTCTGATGATTGGTTTCTAAGCTTTCTCAATGCTCTTTCTTTTATTTGACGAATACGTTCTTTGGTAAGATTAAAATCATTTCCAATTTCCTCAAGTGTTCTTGTTGATCCACTTAAACCAAAATAATCATCAATAATAACTTTCTCCCTCTCATCAAGAATATTCATAACATCAAATAATTTTTGTTTTAATGTGTCCTGAGTTGAGAACCCTGAGTCGGGTGATAACGCATTTGGGTTTACAATTACATCAATCAATGAATCACCATCTTCATTAATATTCATATCTAATTTAACAATTGACGGTAATGAAGAAAATCTATCTGACAGGTTATCACCAGTTTTTTCAGACTTTTTCTTTTCCTTTTGTAAATCTTGAATTACGTTTACAGGAATTCTAATTGATCTAGATTTTTCATTTAATGATTGAATTACTGATTGTCTAATCCACCAAACAGCATATGAAATAAATCTTAATTTTTTGGTCCAATCAAAGCTATCAATTGCCTTAATCAAACCCAAATTACCTTCAGCAATTAAGTCACCCAATTCCAGTCCTTGATTTTGATATTGTTTTGCCACACTAATGACAAACCGTAAGTTACCCTCAAGGAGTTCTTTTTTAATATCATCTATCTGCTCTTTATTTGCGATGCCGCTATTCATTACTTCAGAAAGCTCTCTTTCCCTTTCAGGAGTCATTACTTTAAATTTACGGATATCTTTTAAGTACCCATAAATTTCTTCTTGGTTAATTGAAACTGTAGTGTTTTTGTCTTTCATTTTATTAATATTTTGAGTTTTTTAAAAAATTTTTTTCTTCTTCGGTTAATGATTCATAACCAGTTTTATTTATCTTATCTAAAATGTCATCAATTGTATAATTTATTTTTTGACTTTCGGTATTGTCTTGTGGTGTAAAAATTGTGACACCAAAAGTTGTGCCGCTTATCGGCAAAGGTAATGAAATTTCCCCTTCAAAAATAGAAAAATTTGGTCCAACTCCTTTTTTTTCTGGAATAAAATTTCTAGTGTCCAAATCAACATTTTCTGTTTCGTTCTCTAAATCAAATAAATGATTATATAAATTTTTTGGCATATTTACTGACAACTTGTCAGAATAATTTAATAAAAAATATTGATTTACTAATAATGCGAGAACTTCAGAAACATAATCCTTTAATTCATTAAATTCTAAATCAGTTTTAAAATTTATAATCATAGAATTATCACCATAATTAAATTTTAATTTTGGTGAAACAACAATCGGTGAAAGACATTCGGTAATTAAAGTAATTTTATTTTCGTTATCTTTAAAATCCGAATAAATAAACAATAAGTATGTTTCCATTTTATTTTTTTCTGATATTTATGTTTAAAACTATTTAATATGTCTAAAAAAATTAAATTAACCGAATCTGAATTAATTACTGAATTAAAAAAATTTTTATTAGAGCAATCTGATAATGATGAGTTTAATGATGAAGAGATTGATGACTATAATCCAAGACAAGAATTAATTAATAAATTAAAGCAATTAATAGATTCTAATGATGAATTTGATGAAGCTGTCATTGATGATATTGATTCAGATGGTAAGCCACATAGAAGAGCTAGAGGCTCGATATATGTTGATTTATTTGTTCCTGAAACTGACGATAAAGAATTTGATCGTAATGTTGCCATGAAAATGATGGAATATTTTGCCAGCCAAATTAAAGAAAATAATTATGTGGGCGGTGTTGCATTTAAAACTGGTGATTTAACAAATCCATTTGATGCTAAATTTTAATTAACAATCTTACTAATGTTATTTTCTTTCTTAATTTTAATTATACTATCAGCCCAATTTGATACTAATGGATTATGTGTAATAATTAAGATTTTGTCAAAATACTCCTTTATTTTCTTGAAGAACTCTCCAACCATTTCTAAATTATCATCAGATACTTTACCAAAAATCTCATCGAATACTATAATATTCGGTTTCGGTAATGAACAAACTTTTGACAGAACGGACCTAAGGGCTAGACTTGCAATTGTTCTTTCATAACCAGAACCTGTGACCATAAGTTTTTCAATTCCGCTTGAGTTATCCGTCATCCAGAACTCAACTTCATTTTTATCATTTATTTTAATTTGAAGAGTAAATAATGCGGAATCCTCAAGAAGTCTTTGGAGTTCAGAATTAATTAATGGAATCATAGATTTCATTATAATTTTTGAAATTCCATTTTTACCGTAAATATCAAGATATATTTTATATATTTTCTCTTTTTCAAATTCTTCAGCAATTTTAATAATTCTCTTATTGTTCTCATCTATTTTCTGATGATAAGATTTAATCTGGAAATTGTTGTTATTAATTTCTTTGTTTACCCTATCTTTATCCGAATTTAATTCATCAATCCTAACTTTTGCTTTTATTAGCAGACCATCAATCTTTTGATTATCTGCAATTTTACTTTGTGCATCATTATATCGATTAATTTTTTCCTCAATAGAGTTTATTTTAATATCGCAAGCATCAATACTAACTTCAAATTTCTCCTTAATTAATTTTGCTTTTTCATATTCATCAAATTCTTTCTTTAATTTAGTAAAACTTTGTTCACTAACAGATAATGAATTTAGTTCATTATTAATTAAATTTAATTTGTCGGTTAAATCATTTTTTCTAGAAATTTTTTCCTGCGTATATGTTGCATTTATTAATTCAATTCCGCAGTGCTCACATTTTATCCCATTTGAGTACTTAGACATTAATGAATCAATTTCTCGTAATTGACTACCTATAACAGCAACTTCACTTTTTCTAGTTGTGATTTTTTCTTTAACTTCATCATGTTTATCCTCATGATAAAATTCCGATGGTTCAACTACTTTAAGGACGGATAATTCTTTTTGATAATCAGTCTTTTCTTTGGTTATCTTTATAATGTCGTTTTTAGCTTTTTCGGGTTCAAAGATAATCAAATCTTTGTCAATATCAGAATGTTTTGTTTTTAATAAATCTTCGCGGTATTTTTCACCGATTTTAATCTTCTCGATAACCTCATTTAATTTAACATCAAGTTCTTTATTAGAATCGTTTAAAATACCAATCATTTTTTCATGTTCAATATTGTCATTTTTTAATTGCTCAACATTAAACACATTTGAAAGCATTCCTTTTGAATAATTCGAGTAAAGCTCTTTAGCTATTTCTTCTTTCTTCTTAAGAACATCTAACCCAAGGAATCTACTTAAAACTTGACCTCTAGCGGTGGGTTTTGCTTCTAAGAGTTCTTCTAGATTGGAAGATGTTGTTAGAATAGTCATTAAGAAATCTTCTTGTTCACCAATTGATGTTTTTATAAATTTCTCAGTCTCTCTTCTTTGTTCTCCTGTGAAATTTTGAAGCTCACCATCTGGAAGAACTTTAAAAAAATCAAGTTCGGTTTTTACATTCCACTCACCTGTTTTATTTAATTTTCTTTCTGCGGTTCTAATAATCACATAATCTTCACCATCAATATTAATAGTTCCCTTTACAGTGACCTTATTCTTATCTGAGAATTTATTAAAGATATCTTCAGCTTTTGAAGTTCTAGATGTTGAGTTAAAAAATAGATATAAAAGTAATTCCAGCCCTAAAATTGTTTTACCCCCGAAATTTTTTGGATTCGACTCAATAACACTAATACCTCTTAATGTTTCATAATCCAAAACTTGGTCCTCACCATACGATAAAAAATTTGAAAATTCAATTTTTTTGATATACCATTTTTTAAATGGTGAAATATCTGGGTTACTTAATACCAAATTATTTTCAACAATGTTGTTTATTCCAACAACATCCTCATAAGAATTCTCAAGACCTTTTTGAGTTAAATAATTTTTAACAACATCAAGTTGATAATTTTTATCTAGAATGTTAAAAGAGGTGTCAACAGTTGTATCCTCTTCTTCTTTCTCAAGGATTGTTTTTAAAACAATGTTAACATTAGAGGTATTATACTTCTTTGAAAAATATGTTTTGACACGCTTAATTCTTTCCTGCGTGAAATTTTCTGGTGAATCCTCCCAAACAATCTGTACATAGGGGTTATCTAATTTTTCTATTGAAATATTCATTCGTTAAATAGTTTTTTGCTCTTCATTTTGTGTATCACCTGATGTTTTAGCACTAATCTCCTTAATTCTCTCCATCATTACTTTTTTATACATTTCACTGTATATTTTCTCAACACGATTACGTTCTTGTTTAATACGTTCATTACGTGCTTTAATTTTTTTTCTATGTTCTTTCTTTTTTTGTCCCATTTTATTTATTTTTAGATTCTTCAAACCATTCAACAATGGCGTTTATTGACCAAACAATTCCGGATGAATAAATTCCATCGAAAAACCATGAAATATATTTTGATATATCAAACAACTCATTTGTTGGTGAATATACAAATACACCTAGAAAAAACCCACCCCAGACCGAGAAACACATCGGACATGATAGTATTCCGCTTATAAAATTAGCAAGTTCATTAAGCGGTAATTTACTATTACCCCACGATTCTAAGTCATTTCTTAATCCGGAAAAGATTGAACCGTAAACCATTATATTCATTAAGCCGTAACTTAATATACTCCATAAAATTAATTTTGTTATCATACTATTTTATCAATTATTTGGTGGATATACAATTCTAAGTTGATTTCTTGGCTCATCCCGTACAACGTATTCCGCTGTATTGTTTCTAAAATGATTTTCATCGTATACTTGAAGTTCATTACTCACATCTTTAACGTTATCCTCCATTAAAGAATTATAATTTAGAATTTCATTTTGACTAAACAAAGAAAAATTAGAATTTTTACAATTATGAATTTCGTTTTTGATAATATCAAGAACATCTATAGATAATCCAGATTCAATTGAATCGATTCTTCTATCTTCAGCATTCCAAAAAGAAATTTCATTATCAAGTTCTTTAAAGAACGCAACTTTTTTACCTGTTAATTTATTTAAACAATAAATTAGAATACCCTGTTTAGAGTATCGGTAAAATTGATAATATTCGCCTCTAGCTGCTGTACACCATTTCGTACTATTACCATATTTTTTTGATGCTTCCCAGCTTAATGGTTTTAAAACCAACCACTCATTTGTTTCATATAATTTAACAATTTCTTTTTCAAATTCTTTTGTATTTGATTTTAATTCGGCAATAGCAACCGCATTTCTAACATCATCAAAAGATGAATATTTACTTAAATCGTTATTCTCAATTAATTTTCTTTCATTATATGACATAAAATCATAAAATATTTCGTAATTGTCTTTACCAATAAATGTTTCTACGAAATAATTAATTATTATAAGTTCAATTGATGATTTATCTTTAGTTTTTTCTTCCGAAATATAAAAATTTTCTCTTAAATTATTTTTAATATAAGGTTTTTCCGAATCAAATTTTTTATCTTTCTTAGATAAGTTAACCATTAATTCAACATATTTTGGTTTTTCTAATAAAAGTTTAATAACATCAACAAAATCAATTATAAGATTGGGGTTTTGTTTTTTTAATTCTTCGATTTTAGACATAATTTATTTTTTTATTGGATTGTTTAAGTTTGAGCCATTCAAAAAAATTGCCGGTTTACTGTAAACTGTATTAATTTCGTTTAACGTATTTTCTAGTTCACCAATTTTTTTGTTTTTCTCATTTAATTCGTTTCTAAGTTTTTGTATTGTTGCTTCCAGAGCTTTTTGTTTTTCTTTATTTTCAATAATAATTTCTTTTTCAACAATTACCTCTTTAATAACTTGATTTTCAACAGGAATTTCTTTTGTCACTTCTTTTATAACTTCAACCGGTTTTTCAATCTCAACATATTCAATTACAGGTACTTCTTTTATAACATCACGATAAACTATTTTTTCTATTTCTTTTTCAATAATTTTTGGTTCAACGTCATTCAAAAGACCATATTTTTCAATATCAAAACCGCTTTTAATTATTTTAATAAAAAAAGAATCAACATTTTCAATATTATTTAATTTACAATATTGATTAATTTCATCTTTTATGTTTTTTGGAATCGTCATTCATTTACTAAAATTTCATTACCATTTTCAATATCATCGATTGACGATATCTTAAATTTAAGAAATGGTCTCTTATTTGTCAAATCGTGAGTAGTATATTTATCTTGTTTTACATCATAAACCCCATAACCATGATTGGATATTTTCTCACCAAAATTCTGCATAGCGCATGAGCCAATCATATATGCTTTTCTTCCATTTGGGATATCAAAAATTTGCCTCCTGTGTATATCCCCACATAAAACGAGGTCGCACCCATCAAATCCATTCTTATCAAAACCCGAATCAAACTCATAACCAACATCAGTCTTTAATCCAACAATTGGTCCATGAAATAATCCAATTTTTAGTCTATCATTTTTTTCAATTACCGGAGGTATATTATGTTCATACAATGAATATACAACCCAATCAATGTTATCATCTTCATAAACACCTCTTGTTTTGTAATAAACAATATTTGAATCATTTAGTGCGTCAAGAACAGGACTAATTGCATCAAGTCTCGACATATTGTTTTCAAGAAAATCATGGTTTCCCGGAATTAGAATTGTTTTACAAATACTTGAACATTCGGTCAAAACCCAACGAATCATTTCTACAAGTTCTGGTGTCATTTGATTCTTACTATGAACCAAATCACCAGTAAAAACAATTCTATCTGGTTTTATATCTCTCCACTGTTTAAAAGCATCAGACATAATTTCACGATACAAATCGTGATCCTTAAATAACCTAATGTGTAGGTCACTAAAATGAATAATTTTATTTATCATATTTAAATAATTTCCTTTAATTTATTTGTAATGAAATCAATGTTATTTTTAATTTCTAAAACATAATCTCTATCTTCAACATTTGACTCACTAATGAGATGAATAGATTCCATTAATTTATCAATATCAATATTATTTAATGTATTGATTGTGTTTGACACATTTTCTTTTGCTTTAAAAACGAACTCAAGATTAAACATATATGTTCTAATAATATTAAAAATTGTAATAATATCTTGTCTATTCCATCCCGAATTTAACATATGTTTATCATAAATTCTTGAATCAAGTTGATTATATACTTCAATATCATTCGTAAAAACAGAATGGTTATTCCAATTAATATAAAAAGCTATTTTATTATATCCACTATTTCTTGATGCTTTTTTATCTATTAAATAGATGATAACGCCTCGTCTAAAATATTCTTTAAACCTGCTATTTTTACCGGTAGTACACCACTTGGTGTTTGCCCCCCATTTATCTGAACCCTCTTGGGTTAACGGTCTTACAATTAAAATATTTTCGGTCTCATAAATTTTTGTCCCATGTTTTTTGGGTTCAAATTCTTTTTCTAATTTGCGACTCATCGCATCATCAATCCTATCTTGAAGAATTTTAAGATTAGTGTATTCAGGAGAGTAAATATCTTTATTTGTAAGATAACTTAAACAACTATCAAAATCATTAACAAGTTCAATTACTTTAGCCGACCTAGTTAGTTTGTTCTTATCTCTATTCGACCAAAGTTTACACATAAATTCCAAATATTTCTTAGTTTCTGTTTTATCAGCATGTAAGAAACTTTGGAAAATAGCTGCACTAACTTGTTTAGCGTATTTTGTTTGAAGTTCAGATACTTTTGACATAATTTATTTTTTGAACTACAAAGATATGAAAAAATCTCTAACAAAAAAAACTATTTCAGGTATTTTTTTACGTCCATAGTTAATGCGGTATCCATAGCACCTTTACCGACTCTAAATTCTTCAAAATCTGAATCGTCCTTAAGTAGTACTATTATACAGCCGTAGAGTTTTAAATTTTCGTATTTTGTACCCTCTAACATTTTTAGAAAAAGTTTACCGTATAGTGGTAATTGAACCGAGTAATGACCCAATGCTGTATCATCTAAAAAGATAAATGGAAATTTCATTTTTTTAGTAAAACTATTTGGTATAAAATTTTTTGGTTTATTACTCTTATAGTCAGAAACAATAACCCCAAACCCGTCTTTATTTTTATTTTCAATTAGCCAAATTTTGTCTGCTTGACCAACATATCCTAATTCAGCCGAACCTAAAACGACCTCGGTATCTAATAAAACAGCGCCTCGCTCTTTCATTAAATTAAGAAATTTAATTCCGCCCTGAATCATAGCATCACTTTTTAATATTTGGTCAAAATCACAATCAAATGTTGGTTGTCTAACTTCTTTTTCAATGTTGAAAATTTTAAGCGATTCTTTTTCTAGAAGATAGTGAACCCTAGAACCCATATTAACCGCTAATTCACCCGATTTACTCCATTCATCTAATAATGCTTGTTTAACTGCTAAATCACCCTTACTTTTCTTATGAGCAATTGATTCTGCATCAAATTCATCATAAAAATATTTAAGAACTTTTGACACTGAAGGCCAATCATTTCTTAAATTACCGTCAATATCATTCATAAAATAAATGTGATTTTCCTCTAAAAAAGAAAGTTTTTGACTTTCATACTTATTTTTTAAAATATCTATTATTTCTTCTCTTACTGTAATTAAATCAATCATTACTTTATAAAAATTTCAAATTCATTTATTTGTCCCCTTAAATCCGCAACATCTTTATCTTTTGGTAATTCTAATAATTTAACTCTACCAAATAAAACACCCCCATTTAATTCATGAAATAACTTTTGTGCATTATTAAATGCGTCCCCGTCTAATGCGATAATAATATTTTTCTTAGCATCATTATAAAGTTTTTCAAAAAGTAACGGACTAACATGTTTACCCAATAAAGGTATACTATTATCAACAAAAATAGAGTCGAAAGCACCCTCTAAAAGATAAATATCTTTATTAAAATCAACCCTACTTTCATTAAAAATTATAGTTTCTTTAGGTATTGTAGGATTTTTATACTTCATTTTCGTCTTAACCCAAGACCTTGCAATAAAATAATTTAAATTATTATTTGAATCATATGAAGGAATTATTATTCTATTTTTAAAGTCCCCATCTACTGTATACCCAATATCAAACTTCTCAATTATATCATCTGTAACACCTCTCTTTTTTAGATAATTATATGCTTCTTTATGTGCTATAAGAATCGGATTGGAATCTTTAAATTTAATATAACCTTCAGGTAACCTAATTTTTTGAATTATTGGCTTTACTGTCTCATCATCTTTAGGTCTAATTAAATCAAAAATCTTTTTTTGTTTTTTATTACCCCATAAATCAATTAGTTTACCTACTGGACCGTGTGTACCGTGACTATCACCACATGACCAACATTTATAAATAAGTCTTTCAGTGTTTATTTCAAGATTACCCTTTCCATCACCTTGTTCTAACCCCTTAATTTCATAACTACAAACAGGACAGTCAAAAGTAATTTGGTGTTTAAGATTATAATAATTCTTTTCTTTACCTAAAATAGTTCTTAGTATCTCTAATAATACATCTTTTTCATTTTCCATAAATAAAATATAGAAAAGAAAGTCTAAATTACCAAATCTTCAACTCATTCATTTTACCTAAAACGCAGGTATAAGCATCGCTCATATCATAACACTCTTTTTTTATTAGATTTTTTTTGTTGTATAACCAAGTAATTTGAGGTTCTCTTCTGGATACTAAATCCCAAATTATTTGTTTTTTATCAATATCTTTAGGTAAGCCACCAAATAGAACAAACTTACCCTTATCATTTTGTTTAACTAATTCAGGAAATGCAAATTTCCTTGAGTCATATGTTGAAATGAATTCTGGGGTAATTCCAAGTTCATCATAAATTATTTTTGTAATAAAACTATTAAATCTTAGTAATATCCCAATGGTATAAATATTATTACTATTTAATAGAGGTTCTTCAATTACTACTTTAGTAATTCCAATATTTTTATATTCAATTAATTTTGTTTTAAACACGTCCGCTTTAAGTAATAGCTCTCTAACTTTATCTTCAGTTTTTTCTTTAACTATTGGTGAAACATGTGTTAATTCTAAAAGCTCTTTATTTTTTATATCAAATAACGCCCATCCAATTGTCTTTGTTGATACATCTAAACCAAGAACTTTTGGGCTATTTTTTGTTGTTTTTGCCATGAAATTAAAAATCAAGTTTTATCAAAAACTGCTGCTCACCTTGTCTTAATTGTGGTGATTGTAGTTTTGTTAAAAGTATAAGATCTTTATTTTCATCGTAAAGCCCAATTTCTGAAATAAATGATTTTTTTTCATTACCCCAAGTTGGATTAGTACTTACAGTAAATTGTTGATTTGGTAAATTAACCGCATAACGCATCTCATAAATGGTTGCTTCAATATCTGTTTTTAGATTACCATAGAAATAATATTCATCACCAAAATTTAAACAGGATTCGCCATTATCATTTAATGATGGTAAGTTTACGTAATTGAGTTCATATGTGGTTCCTCCGGTATATGAATCAATATCGACAACAAATGTTGTCGCAGTAAGTCCTGATTGTGTAATATAACCACCAATCATACTCGATGTTAATTGATTTGTTACATCAATTTCAATCCAATTTTCAGAGTTTGGTCTAGTATCACCAGTAACTTTTTGAGCTAAAATACTCATGCTATCAGCAAAAAAACCATATGTACAACTACCGGTCGGTTGATTTAAAAATGGAAATTCTAATCCAAACCTAATAGAAACATCTTGACTATTTATTGTACAACCGGTCTTTGGTCCTTGTATTGATGTATAATAATTACAGTGTAAAGATTCTGTAAACGCACTTGTTGTTTGATTACCTAAGCGATATGTAACCCAAAGATATTCATTATCATTTTCTAAAATACCTGTTGTTGTACCCATATCACCATCACAAATATTTGAATTAATTAAGGATAGTTTAGGTGCCGGTAATGTCCAATTTCTATTTGCTTTGTATGACATAGCTGCAATAATTTCCTCATCGTCAATAATTACCATCTTATAGTCGGGAAAAACTTTACCGACCCTATTCAAATTACCATTTGAATCTGGATTTATGTCCCAAAGATGATAATATCTTAAACCCGGATCATTCATATCATCATTTTTAGATGATACCATGTAATTTACACTTAATTTATTATAACCCGGTGGATCTACATAGAAGGTTTCACCTATTTTACCATCAGTTGATTTATGCCACAATAACCAAGGTATTTCTAATTTAAAATTTATTGCTTGACCTGTTGCGCCCTCGTCTGTTGGGTCAATAGGATTCATCGCAAATTTTTCACCGTAGATTAAATCCACAGAATTATTCGTATAGTGAATTAGCGATATTGCTTTTTGGTCTTTGGGTTGGAGATAAACTTGCTCATCAAACGAATTATAGTAATACGTATCTGAACTAAATTTTTCATATGATGAGTTTAGGAATGTTTGTCCATTAGCCGATTGATATCCAAAATATTCTTTTGACCCTAAATAAGTTCTACTATTATATGTTGTATAATCCTGAGTTACCGATGAAAAAATACCCGCTGGTGATTCGCTCCAAGGAATATTCATATTCCATATTTTTATTACACCATCTGAAATATCACAAGGAATTTCATAGTTAATTAAATCTTGGTCAGTAATTTCATTTGGAATAAACGTACCATAAAAATCTGATATTTCAGATGGATAAATTAAGACTCTAGCATCACCCGTAAAACCTAAACTTGCGAAATCGGGTAAATCCCTATCTAAAGTTAGGGTTGTACCTAAATTATCTAAACAACATATTTTATAGGTTAATATAGTATAACCATTTCTAATCTTTCCACAATCACCGCAGCAATCATAAATTATGGTAATAAAATCACCCACTTGCGGTATTCCAACTCCCGGTGATGGTCCTGTTGTACAAAACGGTGTTGGTGTTGGCGTATCACAAATGGATGTTGGAGTTGGTGGAGGAGTTGGTGGAGGAGTTGGTGTTGGTGTGGGTGAACAACAATCATCTGATGTTGGTGGTATTAATGTATCACAAGTACCACTAATTAGCAATATTTGATTCGTTCCCCCAGTTAATGTTGTAATATCAATATAATAATTTGGTGTTACCAAATATCCATAATCAGTATTTGCTGACCAACTACCTTCTTCACCTTTAAAAAATCCTCTAGGTGCTGCACTATTATATATTGGTGAAACGACAGAATCAAAATTACCAATACCAAAAGTATTTGTTGTTGTTGGACTTTGTTTAAAGGGATATTTAATATTTTGTTTATTACTTTCCGGAACACCAACATTATTTTGTGAATTAAACGCTGGCTCAATTACATAATTATTTTTTGGATTTAAATTTTGAACACAATCATAACAAACTTCACTATCACCAATTTGAAAATACTTAATTACAAAATTACCTTGCGATAACTTTCTTCTACCAACGTCAGTTAATCTTGTATTTAATAAACCTGAAGTATTTTTAATTATATATGCCATATCTTAAAATATATATGAAACTGCGAATTGTTGTATGCCTTCTCTTACTTGTGGCGACTGTAATTTAGAAATAACCACTAAATCTTTATCCTCATCATATAAACCAATTTCAGTAACATATGTTGAAGTATTTGCTGACCATGTTGGGTTACTACTAATTTTAAACTGATTATTTGTTAAATTAACAACATATTTCATCTGATAAATGGTTGATTGTATATCTGTTTCAATATTACCATAGAAATAATATTCATCACCAAAATTTAAGCAATTACTGGTTTCATTAAGGTCGGGTAATGAAATGTATGAATCTAAATTATATGTTGCACCATTATCATATAACATCTTATCAATTATAAATGAAGTTGTAGTTAATGAATTAACTGTTAAATATCCAGATGATAAAGTTGAAGCGGAAACTTGATTAGTAACATCAATTTCTTTCCAGTTAGTTGGGGAAGGTCTCTGATTTCCAATAACTTTTTGAGCTAAAATTATTATTTTTTCAGCATAAAATCCGGTATTACATGTTGTACCAGTTCTTAAGAATGGAAATTCGTCACCAAATCTAACAACAATATTTTTTTGTGTTGGGTCACATTCTTGGTCTGGTCCTTGTATTACACTATAATAGTTACAATGCAATGAATTTGTAAAAGTACTATTATCAAAACGATATGTTAACCACAAATATTCCTGATTATTAGTTAATAACCCCTCATTAATTGATGAATAGTTTTGACATAAATTTGGTGAAAGTAAACTAATATTCGGTGCTGGTAATGTCCAGTTTCTGTTTGCTTTATAAGACATTGCAGCAATAATTTCTTCATCATCAATGATTACCATTTTAGAATCCGGGTAAACCTTCCCAACCCTATTCAAATTACCATTCGAATCTGGATTTAAATCCCAAAGATGGTAATACCTCATACCCTGAGAAACCATATCATACCTTTCAGTTACCATATAACAAACATTTAATCCACTATAACCCGGAGGATCAATATAGAATGTTTCACCAATTGTGTTACCTGTTGTTTTGTGCCATAATAACCAAGGAATATCTAATTTAAAGTTTTGTGCTAATCCTGTTGTTCCAGATGTTTCAGCATTAAGTTCTTGTGTTGCAAATTTTTCACCATATTCAAAATCAATTCCTTGATTTGTATAATGAATTATTGCAATTGCTTTCTGGTCTTTTGGTTCAACATAAATTTGTTCATCAAAAGAATTGTAGTAAAAAGTATCCGTTGTGGTGGTAATTCCAGAAGAATTAATAAATTTTTGACCAGAGTTTGTTTGATATCCAAAATATTCTTTTGAACCTAGATAATTTTTACTAGCAAAATAATTAACATCTTTTGTTTTTGAAGAAAAAATACCTGCTGGCGATTCACTCCAAGGAATTGCCATATTCCAAATCTTAACATAATCATTAGAGATGTCACAACTACTTTCAAAATTTATAGTTTCAGGATTCCAATATTGTTCGGGTGTTTCGTAATCATAAAATCCCGTAAACCCAGATGGATAAATTAATAATTGTGCTTGTCCAGTATAACCTAATGATGCTAAGTCAGGTATTTCCCTATCCAATACAAAAACATCATTTAATATACAACATATTCTATATGTTAAGATTGGATAACTACCAAGTTCACCACAATCAGCGTTACAATCAAAAATAATCGTTACAAAATCACCAACGATGGGTACACCCTCTTCTCTTGTATTACCACTTATTACACAAGTAGTTGTTGCTGTTGTACCGGTTAAATCACAAGGACCAAGAGTGGTTGTTGACGTTGTTGTCGTTGTGGTTGTTGATGTTATTGGATCACAACAACCGGTAAAGACAATTGGTGTTGTTGTATTACAAAACCCACTAATTACTGTTATTTTTGTTCCTCCGGTTACTGAGGATAAATCAATATAATAATTTGATGTTACTAAATATCCCGCTTGAGTTATTGCAGACCAAGACCCACTAGAACCAGTAAAAAATCCTCTAGATGGGACATTTTCAAATACAGAATCAAAGTCTGAACTCATATAAGGTAAACCATAAGTATTATTTAGATTTTCATCTAAATAAAACGGATATTTAATATTTGCTTTATTACTTTCAGGTATACCTGTGTCATTTTGTGAATTAAATTGTGGTTGTAAAATAAAATTATCACTTTGATTATATCCAGAAATGGCATTATAAAATATCTCGCTATCACCGACTTGGAAATATTTTATTTTAAATTTCCCTTGTGATAGTTTTCTTCTACCCACATCTGTAATCTGGGTATTTACTATTTTATTTGTATTTTTTAAAATATATGACATCAATATCCTTTACTATAATTATTTAGATTCTCGTTTGTTCCCATAAAAATTCAATAGAATTTGCATTTAATGGAATAACATATGAATATGTTGTTGAGCATGTACCTAAACCACCATTTAATGTCGTTAAAGTAGTATATGCGCCAGAATTTATAGAAACCTTTAATGTTCCAAATATTTTTGCACATGCACCACCACTTAAAAGCCCACCTAATTGTAACCATAAATTTATAATACCCCCTCTTGTTCCAGCTTGTACCGTTAATTGATTTGTGGTAACTCCGGTTAATGGTCCACCATTTACAGTATTTGCTAATGGGAAGCAACTAGTATTTTGTATTAAACAACCTGTTGTAAAATTATATGATATTTTTGGTGTTGTACCCGGAGATGTTGGGTTATTTACATTTCCGCCATATGTAAATCCACTAAGTGCTGATTCGGTATTTGTTAACCATTTGTTTGTAAATGATATATTTAATGGCGGTAAAATATAATTTAAATTGTTTGTGAATTGTGTATTTTTTACCAATCCGGAACTAATTGAGCGACATTTTTGTGGTGTGATTGTTAAATTTTTAGTTCCATATGACACAAGATTATTTGCTGACGATGTACAACCTAATACAGACGATGTTGCTGATAATGATGTGTTTGAATATACACTACCACTTAATGTATCACCATATGTTAATGAAACAGAATTATATTGTGTTATAGACGTTACAGATGTTAGTGTATTTGCTGAACAAACGCCGGAACCAACGGTGGTATTAGTTATTGTAGACGTTAAACCTGTTAATAAATTACCGTTTTTATATAATAATAAGTTATTTGTAAATACAGCATTACCCGGAGACTGAAAACTAGTATTAGTTCTAAAGTCAAAATCAAAAGTTAAAGTTTCACCAACTTGTAATATTGGGTTTGGTGTGATTACAAATGGTATAATTTCTTTCGTTTGTGAGAATTGCTGAATTATATCATAAACATTAGTTGGTGGTGTATATACTGTTGTTGGACTTGTTGTTGAGAAGTTCAAACTAAAAGTTCTTGTATTTGTTGTGTTCGATACAACCACAACATCAGATTTTGTTAAATTTGTTACAGTATCTTTAATTACTATTGTATATGACCCAGAATCTAAATTACTAAAAACAGGAGATGATTGATAGGTTAATCCACCATTTTTTGAAAATAAATAAGAACCGGAACCACCATTAGGGGTTACAATTATTGATCCGTCTTTTGAAGATTGACAAGCTGAATTTGTTATCGACCTAGAAAATGTTGCTGTCTGAGAACCGCAATTTCCCACCACAGCATAAACCTCAGGTCTATAATTTGAACCTTCAACCAACCAAGATAATGGTGGATTAGCCGTTGGTGGGTCATTTGCATATGTAATACCAGCATTGTAGCCTAATGGTGCGGTATAACCATCAAAAATCCATCTATTAGTTATTATATCATAATAAACTGTTAATGTGCTTGATGTCCAAGAATTATATCCATTTATAATATTTCCGGCTTGGAATGTAAAATTATCACAGATATTAGTTTTACATCTACTTAAACAAAAAGTAACACCTGAGGTATAAGGTATTGTTGTTGTCGTTGTTGTATATGTTGTTGTGGTTGTTGTTGGTTGTATTAAAACACAAGTGGTAACTGAGGTAAAATCACCGTAATAATCTGTAACGGTTGCGGTATATTCACCACCACCAAGACCATATAAAGTTTGACTTGTTGCACCATTACTCCATTGTATATTATATGGTGCTGTTCCCCCTGTAATTATTAATGACGCGATACCGTCAAGTGCAAGTGATGTTGACGGATTTGTTGTATTACACTCAACACCCAGTGGAAAAATTGTTACCACTTTACATTCATTAGTTGTTCCGCTACCTATTAATCCCATTTTATGGTGTTTGACAATTTATTATTTCACATCCATTACCATCCACCGCTTTAATACAAAAAGTTTCCATAATATCATACGGTGGTGGTATAATAAAATCATATGGTAATGATGAAATTGTTGCTATCCAAAAACAGTTATCTTCATCAGAATCACAAACATAAATATCATATGGTGTCTGACCTGTTATATTATTTATTGTTACTTGTATCATGATTCACAAGGGGTTTGATCTGTTGTTATATTAACAAAATTAGGATTGATATTTTCATCAATAACTATTGTATTTAAACAAGCACAAATTGTGACAGTTGTTGTCGATGGACCAAGACCACCTCTACCTAATATTGAATTTATTAATGTGTTATTACAATCAATATAAGTAAACGGTACTTCAAGTGTAGAATAATTGCTTAAAGTATATGTAACACATTCGCAATCAGGACATGGACATTCCGAATCTATTGAGTTAAAACACAACCCAATTGGATTAACATAGTCATTATCACAAACAGGACAAATTGGGTTTTGTCCAACGCCTAACTGACCGTATGAATTGGTACCCCATGTAAATATTGTACCATTAATATCTTTTGCGAAAAAAACTAAGTTTTGAGTTCCAATGCCGCCTTGTTCCGCTTGACCACCAGCCCAGACATAACACCAATCATTTTTTGTTTCTAAATTAATTCTATCAATATTGTCTTGTAAAAGTGTTTTTACATTTGATCCATATCCTTCACCCCAAGTCCAAATTCTGTCACCATTTAAATTCGGTGTCCAATTCACACCATTTGGTGCAGTAAATGGTGCAAAATTTAAAGTTATACCAGACGTAATGGCTAATGTCATATCACCAACAGCTATTACTGATGTATATCCTGAATTTGTATTAGCACCTTCAGATTGAGAACTTGGTGGATTTACAGAAATTCCACCATCCATAGGAAACGGTCTTGAATTATCAACCGAACCACAATTAAAGCAATCTAACTGACCTTGGGTATTTTGTCCCCATCCCCATATTGATGTGTTATCAGCTAATGCAACGGAATGATAATTTCCTGCGGATATTTGATTAAACACAACACTATTTGAATATAATGGGTATGTTGGTATTGTAATTTGTGTTGGTATTTGAGCTTCTTGATTAGCTGGTCCCGCACCTAATCCTAATGGGTTTCTCTGAGGAATTGTTAAATTAGTTCCCCAAGAATAAATAGTTCCATTATTTTTCAAACCAAGCGTATGAAATAATCCTCTAGCAATTTCTTCCCAATCTGTATCAGAACCAATCTGTGTAAATTGCATTTTATCTAAATTATCACCTAAACCTAATTGATATTTTTCATTAAAACCTGTTCCCCAAATTGTACCATTACTTCTAAGAGCAATTGTTGCTGTATTTTTTGACCATATTTTTAACCACCCATTTGGGGTTGGTGAGGTGACTTGAGTTAATGTATCAATATTAGATATACCATCGTTTAATCCTAGTTGATCTCCACCATTATTTGAGGAAGAATTACCGCAAACAAATAAATCCCCATTTGAATTGATTGCAAATGTTGATTCTAAACCAGCTTCTACATAAACCCAAGGGTATGCACCACTTGTTGGGTCTATCATTTGTTGTGGTATATAGAAAGAACCGCCAGTATATCCTAAACCTAATTGACCAACTGAATTGCTTCCCCAAGAAAATAATGTATCACCACTAATACCCACCGTATGTCTATCACCAACTGAAATCATTGTAAATCCACAATCAGAACAAGTTGGTTCTGGTGTTGGTGTTGGGGGAGGACCATCGGGAATTGGTATACAACTACTATCACAAGATGTTATTAAAACAATTCTAAATTGACCATTACCCGCACTCCAAGTATTATTACCCAATAGTGTTTTAGGAGTTATTATAGAACATGCACAAATTTGTATTGATTCACCAGCATTTAAATTTGTTATAATTTTTGGTTGATTATTACAATCATTATACACAAAATTATCATTTCCAAATATTCTACCAATTTGGTATCTATCGCAACAATTACAGGTACAACCAGTATAAATTGTTGTTATACAAGTTGCAGTAAGCGTATTTGCGCTTAACATGTATCCTGACGGACATCCCGCCTTAACAAAAGGTCCAGTTTTTCCTGCTGTGGTTAATAAAGAATTTGTACTATAAATAATATCCAAATCATTATCATTAGTCGCATTAATAATTTCAGAATATGTGCTATCATATATTACTAAACCAACCGCATTTTGAATAATACCTGACGAAGTAATTGTTAAATTAATATGATTATCACAAGATAGTAAAGTAATTGGAATTATGTGCCAAAATCTATGATAGAGTTGTGAATTTGAACCAATTATAGACGCATCACCAGATAAAATAATATCATTATTTATTGTTAAATTTATTTGTCCTGTTGGATAAATCCAAGCCCCAAAACCTAGATAATACTGATTTGTTGTTCCTGAATTATAAAAATAATAACTAAGAGTTAATTCACCTGAAATTATTTCTGTTGACCCATTGCAATCTCCGTCATACCAAACAGCTTGTCTATTCATGGGACCAAAAATTGAATTTCCTGTTGATCCCCACTGAGTTGCTGGTGAAGTTAAATTCGCTTGAATACCCAAAAATCCGGGGTCAGATGGAAATTCAGCATAAATCGATTCATTAGTAAAATTTGTATTATAGATTCTTGTACCATTAATACTATATTGAACATTATCTACTTTAGATAAACAACCAATAGTACTTGCTGTTACACTAGTAGTGTTTGAAGAAAAGCAATAAGAACCACCACTACAATATTGATAAGACATTATATTTTAGTTTTTTTAACCATTTATGGACAACAATCTGTTGTAGTTGATGTTGTTGTGGTTGTTGCCGGAACGCAGTTATTACAATCGCAGAATACCGCATTAATTTCAGTCACAACAGTATTTGGTGAAATATTCATAACATCCTCAAGATAAGTTGCACAATCATATTCACCATTAAATAATGCATTAATCGTTTCTCCAGTCTGAACGTATGTTGTTCCGGTAACTAAATTATCAACAGTATAATAAATTTGTCCTGTTGTACAACTTTGTAATTTTTTAACAACATCAGGACAAATAAATACGGTATTAACTAATTCAAATACACTACTACCGCTAAGTCCAACTGTTGGTACTGTTGTTGTTGATGTGGTTGTTGTCGTTGTAATTGATGTTATTGCTGTAATTGTTATATCAATACTTGTTGCTGAACATGGATTTGGTAATGGTGTCGATGTTGGTACCGGTGTTGGTGTGGGTGTAATGGCGTTATCGCATATTGTGTATGATAAACAATTACCACTACAAGATTGATAGACATAACCAGATGGACATGTGTAGCCTGAAGTTAAATAAGTAAACCCAGAATCAGCAACCAAATCAAAAATACCGCCAATTTGTGAAGATGTTGTATAAATAATATTTAAATCACTATAAACCGTTGCTGCGGTCAATTCAGATAATGTATTATCATAAATTTCGCAACCAAATGCCGCATCGGAACTAGTATTTAAACCAAATAATTCAATGACGTTTGTTCCCTGAGGAACATCAATAGGATAAACATGCCAATATTTGAATGATGTTGTATCATTCCAAATAGATTGAACAACTGTTTGCCCGTTAAGTCTAAATGAGAACTTATTATCAGCACCTAGACCAACATAATAAGTTTTTGCCGATGTTGATTCAATGCAGAAAGAATAACCAATCCAAGTATCCTCTGGTAAATCTGTTCCACCTGTTAATGTTGTCCAAATACCCGATCTATTTAATGGACCATCTATTATAGTATTTCCTGAAGTATTTCCCGTATTTTCCCAAACTGTTGTTCCTGTTAAATATGAAACAGTGGTACCAGTACCGTCAATTGAATAACCCGAATCATAAATAAAAGTTCCAAATTCTGAATATTCAAAATAAGTTTGACTAATTGCACTGTAAGTGGTTGCTGAATTTGGTGTTGTTGCCGCCGTTGTCTGAATACAAACACATGATGTACCAGTATATGGTTGCCAATCACAAGAAGATGGTGAGCATATACAACATATTTGACAAGGTGTTGGCGTTGGTGTGCAATCAAAAATCGCATCAAAATTAATTAGACACGTAGTTGTTGTGGTTGTCGTTGGGCATTGACCTGTAAAAAATATATCATCACATATATCTGGACATATTGATTGACAAGGTTCAGCACCAAATAAAATACATGAACCACCCAATGAACTAGACAAACACCATTTATTACCGTCATAATAAACAACTGCGGTTACTCCACTTGTTGTTGCAGTATAAAAATAATTACCATTATATGAACCAACCACTTGATAATCACCGTCATAACTTATTGTATCTACAAAATTTGTATTTAAGCAATATTTTCCAATATCACAAAGAGTATTAGCACTTAAACACTCTTCACATGAAGTATATGTCGCTGTTACTGTAACAAAAGAACCCTCAAAGGTATATCCGGAGCCTGAAAAATTTACGACAGTAGAACAACCAGAGTATGGTTGCGCTCCATTCGATGTGTTTCCGGTATATTCAATAAAATATGTTGACCCTGTTGATAGGGAGGTTAACGTATATGCACTTAAAATGAATAGATAATCATTATTTGCACAATCTCTAAGTTGATAATCAGCCATATTCTATTCTTTAAACATAAATAATCAGTAACCTTGTTTTTTAACAAGCAACCTCATATTTTCAACGTATTTATATGTTGCATTATTTTTATCAACATAATCAAAAAAATCAATATTATTTCTTAATGAGTCTAACGGATTTTTATTAATAAAATCCGCCTTATAAAATCTTTCGTTTTTTTGTTGTTCGGTAATTCCAGCTAAATGAAAAATTGGGTTTGTTTCATATTTGTGAATGTCATCGGTTGCCCAAGAAAAATTTAATTCATTCACCACTTCGGTTTTATACCCCGCATACCACATATTCCATAGAATGGACCACATTTCAGCGGTCCAAAATTGTATTTCACCGGGAGAAATTGGATATTTTTTATGAAAACTTAAAAGTTTATCATATAATTCAGTTGAATCTTTATGGATTTTATCCCATAATTTCCATTCTTGTTTTTTAAAAACATATTGAGCACCGCCTGAATTTTTTTGATTTATCCTTATTGTTTCAGGATGTAATCCAATAACTTCCGACATTTCATCGATTAATTTATTTTCAGATAATATTGGATGTTTTTGTTCATATCTTTTAGAACATTCATTTAAGTAACTATAACCTATATATCCAACAGTATCAGACATATAAATAATATCGTCATCTAAAAGTTTTGAAAAATTAGGAATTCTGGTTAATAGAATATCGGAATCATGTAAAAAAAATAAATTACCTCTGCTTGGTTCTTCTTTTAACCACTTTGAAATTAAAAATGGTTTTATGCTTGGAATATAATGAGTTTTTTCTCTATCATCTTTGTAAAAATGAACATTACCATATTTTAATTTTAGCGTCCTAGCACCCTTAGATGGTTTGTCCGCGCCATTATGAAGAGAAAAAATAACATGAATATTTTCTGGGGGTACTCCCTTTTCAATAAAATTATTTATATATACCTCTGCTTGCCAATGGAAGTAAGGTACATCATGTTGTGCCGATACAAATAATAATTCACTCAAAGGTTTCTATAAAAAATATCATAATACCATTTATAACGGTCTTGAATCCAATTACAAACACCCTCACCTAAGATTTCTTTTGCGTTACTTTTTGGTAATTCAAGTTTTGTTTTGATTGTGTGGTCGCCATATATTCCATATACAGAATCATCTTCTTTTGTTATTTGATCAATTCTATCAAAAGAGTGATAAAAAGTTGGTAATTCAAAATAATTATAAATCCTTTCAACTTCTCTTCTTGGGTTAGTTACCAAATCTTCGTATCTTATAAAAAGCATTTTTTGATTATTTCCTTCCCTAAAAATTTGATATAGTCTTTCAACTGCTAAACCAACTGGTTGACTATTTGCCCAAATATCAACTCTTTTCTCGGTTGTTGTGCCTAGCATTTTTGAGTGGTCTATTAAACCGGAATCCATATGCTGATTTTCCCTAAACTTTTTTTCAAGAGAACAAAATATGTCTCGTAAATCTCTAACCATACAAATTATTTTTGGATTTGGATAAAATCCATCTAAAAAATTGTAATGTATTCCCCACCCTCTACTTTTATCTAAAACATATTTTTTATCTGTAATTGCATTAAAAAAACCAAACATACCGTCATGACAAAATTTATTAAAACCACTTTTCATTAATTCATATTCTTGTGCTTTAAATTCTGGTGAATTTGTATAATTATTTCTAGCAGCATAAACCAATTCAAGAACACCAGAAGTCGGTGTTACATAAAAATTTGGATTTTGTCCTATTATATTTTGTAATAAAGTTGACCCCGCTCTAGGTAATGAGGATTGAAAAAATATTTGTTCTGGCATTATTGTAAAATTGTTTGAATTACGATTTCAGGATTAAAAATATTATCATCAATAAATGGGCATTCTTGTGTTGAACCATTAAATGAATAATCGAATAAATAACTGTCTGGTAGTTTTATTTCGGGTAAATTAGATATGATATTTTTATGTAGTCCATAACCAAAAACTGTTGGACTAGTCCCGACCCAGAGAACCACTGAAGGTAAACCCATTGCCGCAGCAGCGTGTTGTAAACTAGAATCAATTAAAACTCTTTTTTCTGATGCCATTAATAGCGAAAAAAGCTCCATATTTGTCATGGGTTTAAATAAGGGTTCAGTTCCTTCAATTACATTATTTTCATTTCTACAAATCTGTATTATATGATAATCATTTTTAAAAGCATTTACAATTGCTTGTGATGTAGAAAATGGCATATCTCTTGTCCAAGAGTAATTATATGGTTGTTCATTTATTGGACCACCATTTGTCTGAAGTATCATAATTGGTTTATTACGTCTCCAATCTCTAATTGCTAATTGTTTATGTCTTAAATTAAAAACTAATTCAGGTGTTTCATTATTATATGTTAAATTATATATATTACACCAATTTTCAATTAGATGTTTCCTCTTGTAAATATGGTCTGTTGTAAAGTATGGTTCATGTTTAAATATTAAAGTATCATTATTTAATATGTAATCCTGATAGAAATATGGCGTAATTCCAATTCTAAAAACTCTATCAACAAAAGGTAATGTTAAAAATACCTCAGGATAACTCGCAACAACAATTAATTTTCTATCTTGATAGTTATTCTTAATACATTTTGCAACTGCTGTTGCTGCAACATTCTTTCCAAGACCACCTTCTATGTGAAAAAGACAATATTTTTCCATAATTTTTTTATAGAAAAAATCTTAATAAATTAATTTAAGTAAATAGATTAAGGTACGTAATATAGTCGATTTGAATCGGTTGAGCAATAATATATTGACCCTGACGGTAGCCCAATAGGTCCGTTTGGTAATCCAATTATTGATAAATTATTAACAAACGTAGCACAATTTCTATTTGGTATGATATTTGACCCAATAATAAAGGTGTTTGTATTACCTGTTATAGTATTATTTACACCGCCTAAAATACCAGATGATGTGGTTGCTCCAGAAATTATATTACCGCAACCACCGCCAATAAATGAATAAACACCGCTTTCGGAATTATTAAATCCTCCAGCAATTGTTGAGCGACAACCAGATGATATATTTAATTGTCCTCCACCAACAAATGAATAATTTCCTTGCGATCTATTTTGAAATCCACCTGATACCACAGAGAAATCACCATTTGGAATCCCTATCGCATTAATTAATATTGCTTGTGCGTCACTTGTACCTCCTGTTGTGTTAGCACCAATTCCTGCTGCAATAGAACCACACCCTGTTGCAAAATTATTAACGCCAGCATTTATTGTTGAGTAGTTACCGCTAGCACTATTTCTAGCTCCACCGGTTATTGTTGATCTTGTTGTGGCGCTATTTGCCCTACCGCCACCGATTGTTGATACTAATCCATAAATATAATTTTCCCTCCCACCGGCTATTGTTGAGTCGCATAAAATACAATTACCGCTTCCAGTTATAGTATTCCCTGAACCTCCGCCAATAACGCTATATTTTTGGGCATATATTGAATTATTGTAACCACCACCGATAAATGAACCTTCGGCATTTTGAAGACCGACTATTGGTGAAATTAAATTAGAACGACCACCAACAATTGTAGAAAAGATTGTTGTAGCACTATTGCAACTTCCACCAACAATTAATGAACATAAACCTGTTGCGGTATTTAAAAATCCGCCACCAATAAATGAATAATTATTAGAAGATAAATTATTTTGACCACCAACAACAGTTGCGTAAGTTGTTGTCGCACTATTAGAACAACCTCCACCGATAAATGAACCACTACCACTAGCAATATTTGATAATCCTCCAACAACTACAGAAATAGCTGATGTTACACAATTTGAACTACCTCCACCGATAAATGAACCATCGCAACTAACAATATTTGATAATCCTCCAACAACTGATGAATAAAGAGTTGTTGCGCCAGAAATTATATTACAGCGACCACCGCCAATAAATGAATAAGTACCAATATTAACATTTAATGCACCTCCAACAACCACAGAAGCGTCAGATGTTGCACAATTTGAACTACCTCCACCGATAAATGAACAAGGACCACAAGATAAATTATTTTCACCTGCAACAATAACTGAACAACACGTTGTTGCACTATTCGAACCACCACCTCCAACAAATGAATTGTTTCCAGATGATAAATTATTTTCACCTGCAACAATAACTGAACAACACGTTGTTGCACTATTGTTAAAACCACCCCCTATAAATGAACCTGAAGATAATGCTTTATTTGAACTTCCACCTCCTATAAATGAACAGTTTCCGGATGATAAATTACATTCACCAGCAACAATAGTCGAATATGTTGTTGTTGCACTATTAGAACAACCTCCACCGATAAATGAACCACTACCACTAGCAATATTTGATAATCCTCCAACAACGCTTGAATAAAAATTTGTCGTTCTATTTAAATAACCACCGGTTATAACCGAACCAAAACCACTCGCAATATTTAAACATCCACCACCAATTGATGCATTATTATTGCAAATTAAATTGTTACTACCTCCAATTATAGATGAAAATGAACCACATATTTTATTATTATAACCACCACTTATAGTAGAATAAAATGAATTTCCACTAAAACAACTTAAATTAGTGATGGAACCCTGAAAATAAACATTAGAACCGGTATCAAAAACATCTAATTGTATTTCAGTATAAGGTGGATTATATGTACTATTAGTTATTGCCGCACTATATATCACATTATCAATCCCATTATAAAAAGACGCTAAATTACCAATTTGATATATTGAAGTCAAATCTCCGGGAACACACACGGTATTACCTACATTATAATACGCACTTTGCGTTGTATTATTCAAACCATACCAATTTAAAATACCCCCACCAATAAAGTTATTAAAACCGTTATTTAAAGCAGAATTACCTTGACCACCAGCAATAACGGTACCTATTTGGCATGTGTTATTTGAATGACCATACACCGTCGAGTAAGCGCCGGACGCAACATTAAGATTGTCTCGCCTAACCGAACTACAACTTCCGCTTCCAGAAATAATTACTGGTTGTGTCCATCCAGTAACCTGTACAGTACCGGCATCGGTTCTAGTTAATGTTAATGTATTTGTATTATCATCATAAGTTCCACCAGTAACATAGAAATCAGTATATCCACTTGTAAATCCACTAACAACAAATGTTCCACCAGAATTATTAAAGTAGGTTACTTCACCATTTAATGGATTATATGTGCCACCAGTTACAAAAACATCACCATATCCGGGTAATGTTACCGTTAATAAAGTTCCATCATTTCTTGTTGCACCTAAAGTATATGATGCTCCGGTATATGTTAATCCCGTAACAAATATATCCGTAGATGTTAAACCACTGATATCAAATGTCCCACCAGAATTGTTAGTAAAACTTAGAGTACCAGCAGAATATGTTCCACCCGTTACATATACATCAAATGATGAAGATCCACTTTGTGATAAAATTCTCCAATTTGCTGTCGCATATGTTGCACCCGGAGTTATTCCTTCAATTGTTGATGCTGTCCAAGCATCAATAAATGCTTGACCTTCGGGAGTTGAGCTATCAACCGTAGTACCAAATTGTGTTATTGTGACTGCGGTTGTTCCTGTTGCCGCACTAAATAATGATGTATAATTCGGAATGTTATATTGATATGTTGTTTCATTTTCATAAACATATGCTAACATTCCTAATCTTCTTCTACCAGAAGATATATTATCAGAATTTAAAGTTAATACATCAGGATTTGGTGTGTTTATATTTAAACGTATTGGAATTGTATTTCCTGAAGTTTCAACAGGTCCAGAAGAACCCACCGGTATTGTATAAATTAAATCATTTACAGAATATACTTCAACATAACCACCAATACCTAATATACTAAAATTAGTTCCATAAAATCGATTTGGATTTACCGATTCGGGCGCATTTAATTGCGTTGCTGTTTGTGGATTTTTATATAATGACATATTATTGAACTGTTAAACCTCTAAAATAAATATCAACGTTTATGTTATTTAAATAAAATTCTGTACTTGGGAAAGTCGTATATGTTCGATAAAATGTATTTGCAAATGTTGACCCCGTGTAATTAAAAATATAGGAATCAATGTTAGTATTCATAATAGCACCATTTAATATAAATGGTGAATTTTGATTACCATATGAAATTTCAGTTTGGAGTTGATTATTTGTTAAGCTATTTGGTATAACCCAAGTATACCAAGCATCCTCTATTGCTGTTCCAGCGGGAACTTGCGTTGTTGTAAAATTATATGTTATATTTGGATTTCCAAATGAATCATTACCTGACGTTGTTTGTGGTACACTTTGATAAAAAACGGGAGGAAGTCCTGTTACACCAGAAGTTGCATACATTTTCATATATTCAATAAATTCTGTACCATTTAATGGTGGTGTACCATAACCAAACCCAAAAAATGTGGTATTTCCTTGTGCTGATAAATACGTATAAATTTCTGAACTTCTGCTTATTGGTTCTATAAATAATAAAGCAAATAAATTTGCTGTTGAGGGTGGACCGGGTGGTATAATTATTGTAGAATCCGTACACCCGCTAGCATCAACAATCTCAATTAAAATTGAAGGTGCTGAATTCAAATAAGGTGGTAAAGATAATGTTACAGGAAATGTTGCACCACTGGGAATGGGTCCAATATTTACAGGTGGATAATACCCATTTACATCAGAAACAAACACATCAAATGGTGATGCGCCAGTAATACTATTGAAGGTTAATGTACACATATTTTATATATCGTCACATGTTATATCATAAATAATTATAAGTTCAATTTTTACTCCAATATCACTTAAATTATTATTTAATGTGCAATCGGAATTTATAATTATTTGGTTATTTGTATAATCAATTGTAACATCACCAATACCACTTATAGATTCAAGTAAAGTTTCTATTGTTCCATAAAGTTGTTCATCTGTTGGTACATCAATTAATGAATAACTTGTATAAACCGAACCAGATGTTGTTATTGTATTTGCAGTGACGCTTGCAATAAATTGAGCATTGTTAAGAACACATGTAGTGTCGCCGGTTGTTATATCCTGAAAACCATAATTTAACATTTCAATTAACCCAAATTTATTACCATAACTTAACTCCATATTATCGGAACAAATATTGAATGTTCTATATCCAGTATAAAGTGCGCTACAAGTAATTTCTATTTCTTGCGTATCTGTACAACCATTACTATCGGTTATAGTTACTGAGTAGTTACCAGAAGTTAATCCTGTTGCATAAATACCGCTAGAAACGCTTGGGAACCAATTTATTGTAAACGGTGGTGCACCAGATGTTAATATTACAGTTATTGTTCCTTCACTACCTAAACCACAATCTGTGCCAAATAATGTGAAGTTTAATGGTGGTTCTTCTTGTATATAAAAACTTGAACTGATTACGCAACCTTCTTGGCTAGTTACATTTGCAACATAATTTCCTGTGGGTAAATTTGTAAATGTAAAATTATCATCAACAGACAATGAACTTAAATTAACGGGTCCACTTATTTCATATAAAAATGGTGATGTGCCGCCTGTTGTTTTTTGTATTAAAACAACGCCATTATTTTGTCCGCAAGTTGACCCGGTTGTTGAGGTAGAAACGTTAAATAAGGGTGTTGATATTATTGACAACGATTGTGTATAAACACAAGTTGTACTACTTGCTGAAATAATTAAAGTGTATGAGCCACCTGATAAATTAGTGAAAGTTTGTGTTAAAAAATTAGATATTAACGACTCAGTACCATTTGGTCCGTCTATTTGATAGAAATATGGTGCTGTTCCTCCATTTATTACAACACTAATTTGACCATCGGTTGCACCACAAGTTGTATTAACGACATTTACAGAAACAATATCAAAGGTATTTGGTGTTTCTAATGAGGTTGTTAATTGCGTATTGCATAAACCAACATCAGTTATTGATACGCTAAATGGTCCTGAAGAAAGTCCAGTAAACACATAATTTGTTGAATATGTAATTTCTGTTGTAGCATTAGAACCGGAATAAAAAAATGGGCCGGTACCTCCCGTTACTGTTATAGTTATTTCCCCATCAGAAGAAAAACAGCTTGGAGAAATTACACTAGTTACAAAAGCACCCAACGAATCTGTTTGAGGTAAGTTATAAGCCGTAGTCAAAGAGCAGTTATCTGCTGAAGTCACATTAACGGTATATAGACCACTTGTTAAACCACTGATTGTACTTCCAGTTTCGCTTAAAATAGGTCCATTAATATCGCTCCACTGATAAGTAAATGGTGGTGTTCCAGTTTCCCCTGTTATAATTATTTTTCCACCAGTGCCGACACAACTAGTTGCGGGTATAATAAATGCACCATATGTTAAATTAGTAGATTCGTGAATAATACATGTTTCAGTAACACCAGTACATCCACCAGCATCTTCAATAACCCCATAATAGATTCCGGGAGATAATGAGATAAATGTATGACTTTCACTTGTTGCTGTATAGCTATCAACTAAAGATGTACCACTATATAAATAAAAAACATTTTCAAATGGAGAACTTGTATTACCTGATATTGTGATTTCACCATTATTTTGATTACAAGTTGTATCTACTACATTTATTATTGATGCGCAAGCACCCGAACTAATTGTAACGTTTACTAAGCTAATATTATTTGGTGTACTTGAGTCGTTTACCTCCACAAAATATGTTCCAGCGGATAATCCAGTTTGTGTTTGTCCGGTACCTAAATATGGGTCATACCACAAATAACTAAAAGGAGATGTGGTATTAACATTAGGTACTGCGGTTAAAGTCGCAGCACCAAGATTACTATTTGTACAATCACCGGTTAATATTATATTGACATCAAAAATATTCATTAATTACAATTAATCGATAAATTTATTCCCACATTTAATTCTAGTGGATTATTTGAAATAGAAAATACACAACCTAAAGTTCTTACATATAGAGTATTACCATCTAAATACCCATAATATCCATTATCATTCAATTCACCAAGATTTGCAATAATTGCATTTGTCCACTGTAATTGTGTGGGAACTTGATTTATTCCATATCCTGTAAAAAATGGTTCTTGTACGATAGAATTACCGTCAATTCTAATATCAACGTACCATTCAGAAACAAGTGAACTTAAAATACATTCATTTATTGTTAGTCCCTGACTTATTAAATAAGAAATTAATGTTTGATAAAGAACCGTATTAAATGATGTTGTTTGTAGTGTTTGTAATCCACCACCAACTCTTGGTAAAATGGAACAAGAATATAATCCATAATTACAATCATACGTAAATAAATTGTCTTGTGCAATACATGGTTTACATGGGACTGGAATAATCTGACAACCTCTTTGTCTTCTATAAACAAATTTTTGTCGATGAAAGATTGAATTTTCATATTTAATACCCGTATCCCATATCGTTGTTGCGGGAACCATTTGTTCAATTAATTGAATCCAATAATCACCTATTTGTTCCACGTAATCAATTAATTTTTGATACGTAAAATCATCAAATGGAATGCAAACAGCTTGATTAGTTTGTATGTATTTCCAAAATACAGATGCTAATGTTGGATATCCACCAGTTTTTCCATCCGTTATATACATTCGATTACGAACATTAATCATATTTGTCCAAAATGTTTGAGCAAATTCAAAAAATGTTCTTCTTTTTGGTTGTGGATTAATTATTGTCCAATCAATACCTCCGGGTACTGGATATGGTGAAGTTAGTCCAGAATCTGGAATTGGATAATTATATTTTTGAGATGATGACCAAACATCGTAAACCAATCCTTGTGCTGGATTTAAGAAAATTTCAGTATTTTTAACATTTAAAACTAATTTTTCATCATAAGCATAATAATATGCGTTATAATTACCATCAAAATTTTCTCTTAATCCAACTTCTGTTGAGGGCCAAGATTTTTTATTATCTAATACTCTTTGTAATTTAAAACCTTCCCTCATATATGGGAATTTTCTAAATCTTTCAAGGTATTTTTGACCGTAAGTAAATGGTTCTAATTGCGTTTGAATTGATGGATTATTTCCCGTGAAAACTGAATTTGTTAAATTAACTTCCTCAGGACTTCTATGTTGAGGTGTTGACTGATACCAACCAGCACCTTGTTGGAAAAAGAACGATTCATTATCTTCTGGTGGTTTTGGGAAACCAAACTCATCAACTGGATAGTTTTCAAGTAAGACATTTACTTGCTCAAAAGATGTTACAGATGTAAATGCTGTATATTGTATACCAAGTAAATTAAATGTATTTCCGGGAATAAGTTCCGGATTTATTTGTGTAAACGTCCCAGCAGAAATTTGTGCAAATTTGGTCTCAAATTGAAACATATTAATTCTTTGATCCGCCATGTAAATATTCTCATTAAATTCAATAAGAGCATCCGGAGCACCAATCATCCTTAATAAAAATTCAATTGAACGTCTGGTTCCTTTTGACTTAAATAAGTAAGCGGAATTAAGTATTAAGTTTCTATAAAATTGATAGTTTAATTCATCAGGCGTTTTGTTTACGCTAAATCCTTGATATTGAGATTCACCTCCAGTTGAGAATATAGCATTTAAAAATTCGTCTTCAGATATTGGTGAAACATTAATTTTCCAACCCAAAGTCATCGAAAGATTTTTAAGTAACTGAGATGGAATATCATTAGATGGGTTATAATGAACCGAATTCATATAAGCCAATCCATCAATAAATTTTTTAACTTCATCAAAACTTCTACCATAAATTTGTAAAACTTTTTCAATTTTTTGGTCAGAAGTATCAAATTCTTTAATAGCCTCAGTTGTTAAAAATCTAGAAATTAGATTCGTTTTAACAATATCAAATGATGCTCCAATTTCTGATAGATTTTCCAAATATGATGAAAACTTTGTTGATTCAATATCTAAATTCCATATAAATCTTTTAGGCCAAGTTAATGATACATTATTTATATAAAATTTACCATCATCAGTTTGTTTTGGTACTTTAAATACTGCGGTATATTCAGGAACAATTAATCTATTTAAGAGAAATTTTTCGACTTCATCAAAATCTTGATTAAATGAAAGTTCGGTGTAATAAGAATTTGGTTTAATGTAAAAATCTTCAAGTATATATGAAAGACCACTAAATGGATTACCTCTAACAATAAATGTTAATGTCCCAGAATCTAATGTTTCAGATGGAGTAAAATCAATGATTTCATATTCATTATTGTTATAAAATAATGAATATTTCTCAAATTCTGTTTTAAGGTTTCTTAATCCAGAAACTTTAATTTCTCTTGTTTCTAAATTTCTGGTTGCATTAACAGAATAATCAATTAAGAATGGATTTCTTAATTGATAAATATTAATTGTGAACTCAGTTTCATCTTCAATTGAATTGTATGCTGAATTATAAGCAGTTACCCCTGTTGAATAGTCGGAATTTAAGTTTAAAACTTCAATTGCCGCAGGAAAATAATTTATTATTTTTTGTATAGAAACTTCTAATCGTTTTGATAGTGAACCATAAAGAGTAAAATTAGTTACGTCACTTAAGTCTAAATTAGGGAATACACCATAATTTTTTGCAAATAAAATTCTGGACTCTAGTGTTGAGTCTAATTCAAGATTTTCAAGAGATATTGGTTCGGAAAACGAACCAATACTAAAAGTCCTGTTTACTTTTTCACTTGCTGATGTCGTAAACTCAAAATTTGCTTGTGTCAAGCCACCACCATCAACTAATTGGAAGCCAACTATGTTGTCAAATGGCGTTTGAGAGCCGCTAGCATATTGTGGAGGACATTTAAATTTTGCCATTATGATGTTATATTGACAAAGTTTTTACTGAAATCAATATTATTTTCACGATCTTCTCTAACTTCATAGAGTAGATTATTAAACTCATCTTTGATTTCATATAGGTTATATTGTCTGTAAATGTTATTTTCACCATCGTAAATTGTGTAAATACCATCTTCAATCGACTTAGTTTGATTACCATAGATTGCATAAGAAAGTGTTTGAATGTCGTGTTCAACAATTTCAATATCTAAAGTAATTGGATTAAAATACGTATTATTTAATAATATAGTTTGTGCTGGTTGTCCAATAAACGGTGTTGCATTTGGTTTGTTTGTTGGTGCAGAAGATGGTGATAGTGTGCAGAACATTAAATTAGTTGTTCCATCAACATATCGATATCTAATTGCTTTTTGAACCGTATTTGTTAAGTTTTGAACAACAGGTTCACAGAAAAAATTAGATGTTATAACTCTAAAAAAATTTGGTATTTTTGTGCCGTCTGCATTTAAATATTCAACTCTATAACCAACAAGTCCTTGTGCGATAAATTTATTTAAATCTTGTGCGGGTACATTATTTAAATCAATAACAATACCTTTAACGTTTGGTAATGACGAAAGTACTCCACAATCAGTAATTGTTGTTCTAATTTGTTTTGGTCTAATGTATAAAGTATAAATTCCTAATTTATTAAACTGATCAGCAGGTAATCTAAGATTATACAATCCACCTAAAATCTCTAAATTAGTACCTCCTACTGTTGAGTTGCTAAAATACGGTCTTAAAATTGACGGGGCATCTAATTTTGTTAAAACAAAATCATTTGTAACATCTCTTGATGGTGTATAATTTAAAATTATTTCCACATCTTCCGGACTAACGTCCGCAGGTCTTATTGTTCCATATGCTCCTAAAGCCATTTTAAATCATTATTTAGTTTATTTTTACCACATTAAAAAATCCATAACCATATTTTTCTAAATCACCAAGATTATCAACTTCACCTATTCTTTGTATTCTTTCATACGCAGAATTTTTTCCTCTCTCAATAAATATATTAGATTGTACTTCTGGTTGCATAGAAATCTTAAGAAGGTGTTCTTCTTTTACAATTGGTTCCTCAAGCAACCATTCAGCAATTAACCCACTGCTTAATCCGCTATAAATTGTTGATCCATCGGGTAAATCAAAAAATTGTACTGACTGAGTTACACCTGTTCCAATTGTGTATCCAGTACTCCCATCAAGACACGGATTACAATCAATACTACCAATTTGTTCACCACCTAAAAATACAGGTCCGGGCGCGAATGGATTTGAACCATAACGAGCTAAATCATTAATTCTAGAATAAGTATAACCAGTTATTGCAAATGGTGATGAAATATAATTTGGGATTGAGATTTGTTCTGCAACAGAATTATTTGCATCATAATCATAAATAAAATCATAAGACGCTGGTGTTGCTGTCCAAGAACCTGTCGTAACATCAAATAATACCGTTCCGGATGGGTTTGAACTAATTGGAGATTGATTTAAAGGTATTACTATATTTCTAGTTGTTTCAATAACCCCAAAAATATTTAAAGAAGTTAATGTTATTTGATAATTTCCACTTGATGCATAAAAATGACAACTACTTAAGGGTGAAAAAATATTAATCGGTTGTGTTGGTGTCCCATCGCCCCAATTAATTGTATATGTTGTATTTTGATTTACTAAAAAAGTGTTGAACTGAACATCCGATGTATTGTATACACAAATTGTATTAAATGTTGTATCCGCTGAATCAGCAGAATATATGAAGTTATTTAAAATTTCTTTCTGTATTATATCACCATCCCATGTGCTATAATAACCAATATCTTCAAAATTTTGATTTAAATAAACGGGTAAAGTCATATCGGTATATAAAGAACTACCATTTGTTCCACCACTCAACATTTGGGTCATGGAAGAAAAAACTTGAGCGGTACCCCCACTATAAGTAACAGTTGTGTCGTTTGTTAATAAAACCTCAGGAGAAATTTTTATATATATCGTATTTTCTTCCATTATGGATTAATATATTCAAACCATTTTATGGGTGTTAAGGAATCTCCAACTCTATTTTGAGTCCAATAATCATATACTCTATATGTTTGTGTTGGATAATCTAACTTCACCTTATAATAAAAATACTCATCAGGATTAAAATTTGTAATATTTGTTAATTGTTTATTTATGAGTCTAACAAATCTTCCATTTTTAGCGTCAAAAAACTTTGCTGACATATAAAATGTATCAATATTAAGATAATCTCTATTTTTTAACCAATAAATAAAAAACCCTTCTTTGTCACCAATAAAATCTAATGGAAAGACTGGTTTTTTTATATTAACGGAATTATTACCAATAAGTGCTGATTGTGTTAGTCCTTGTTGTGTTGGTAAAATTATTGTAATGTAGTTTTTTTGTTCTGTTGATGCGCTAAAATCATAAAAATCCAGTTTAAAAAATGATTTACTAAATGAATTTGAATTATAATAACATTCTTGTGGTGTAAATAAATTGGATTGGACATAACTACTGTAGTATGTACTATTTATTTGATTATAAAAATTAAATTCATAATTAATTTCTGTTTTTTGTTCTCCATCTTCCAAATAAAAATCATTTGAAAATCTACTAACTTCAAAATCAACTGGTGGGTTTATTGAACGTTCAATAGCGCCAGCTTCATAAACTGAATAACCATCATCTAATCCATTATATTCCCAATCAGAATTAAACCGAAGATTAATTTCTTGGTCTCTACTATCAAATGCTATTTTAAATTTATTCACACTCATCAATTACTGGGTCTATAATTACATTTGAATATCCTAAATAATTTGCTTGGTCAGGTATTAATCTGAAGAATATTGAATTATATGGATAATGTGTTTTATTTAAAAATGGAAAATCTACACCAACTTCATCAGCATCAATATAACCATAAGTATATACATCTCTCCATCTCCATTCTTGCATGAATGTTGAGTAGAAACTATATGGTGGTATATCAACAGCGGTGTATCCAGAGTAATTAGTTGTTGACTCAAAAAATGTGCTAGAATTATTTGTTCCTGTTTCAATATAAGGTGAAAAAGCTCTTATTTTACATGGAAAATGCGCTTGATAATAATAACCGGGTAAATTGTTTTGGTTTATTTGATTACCTAAAGAAACATCAAATAAATTTGGATTGTATTTTATTTTATGATAATGTTCTGAAATAATATTTTCTTTTTGTTCGAAATCATTGTATTCACAAAAATCACCGTCAATAATATCACCTATATTTAATGTTTTATTATAGAAAAAATAATAAGCATTTGTACTATCTGAATACCACTCAGTTGGAATATTTGTATCCGACAACGTATTTGTATTTTCCCACCAGCTATTAATGGTATTATTTGTTATGTTAAAATACCAACCTTTTTTTAATGCTGAGGGGGTTGTTTGTGTTTGTGGTGGTAAAGCTATATTTGGATAGTTAAACCAACCCATATAACCTTTATGAATAAACGTTAAAAAGATTTCACTTACAGGTTTACCATTATTATCAGTTAATCCTGAAATATTTAAATCATTCGCGTTCGTTACGTTGTATGTTCTATTTGTATTTCTAATACTGATTCTACTTTCCAAATTTGGAGTTAACGCACTAAACTCATATTTTTTAACATCTTTAAATGAGTTATTTTGATAACCATTATATGTTAACGTTAAATCATCTAAATTGGTTAATATTTTATTTTTTCTTATGTAATATTTTGAAGTTGTTTCATTTATATTATTTGGGTCCAATACACGCTTAAATAAAGCGGTTTGCGTATTAAACAACGATAATGAATACCCAACATCAATAACATTAAATATTTTTTCATCTGATGCAAACTCACCGTTTCCTAATGAATAAACTTCATAGATATTCGTTCCATTAAAAACAAACTCATTTTGATTCTGTAAACCATTTAACATAACAAACTCACCAGCGGTTAAATTATGGTTAACAAATGTTCTAAACTGGATAACATTAGTTCCGTTAATTTCGCTTCTTGCGATAAAAACAGGAATACCATCACCAGCGGTCCAAGTTATTGTGTTTGTGGAATCAACATATTGTAAAGTTGTTGATTGGTCGTTACTATAACCATAACTTAAAAAATAATTCCAATTATATGTTGACGCACTTTTACTAATAAAGTTAATATGCGCATTATTGATATCATTTCTAATTAAATCAAATTCAATATTCTGGGGATAACCGCTCCATGCTGATTGATATGTATTATTAACATAATATAAATTATTTAAAAATGGGTCATAATCAGTTCTACCAATTAAGTCGTTCTCGTATAAAAACTTAACATTAAATGTAAATCTAAAATTTGTTGATTGTTGTCTTTCATTATCAAAAATTTGATTTAAACTAATTGCTGAATTTCTATTTGTTTCTAATAATTCTTTCTGTTTTTGTTCAAATGGCGGAATTAATGATATATCTGTATCAATTGCTGATTTATATCGCAATGAACCTAAAACCACGGTTGTGTTGTTTCTACTTTCCATTATTCAACATATTTTAAGTAGAATTTATCGATTGCTGTTGCCGCATTCTTTAAACCAAAATAAAAATACCAAGGACCGCCAATTATTGTTGGGTTTGGTCCGCTACTACCAAGTAACGAAATATTAGTTCCAGATGGATTAACATTTGTTATAAAACCTCTATATGATTCTTCCGCACTATTAGCGTTACCTCTAAAAAAGTCTGAAGATATTCTATCCAATAATTGATATGGATGTGAACCTATAGACATAGACCAATCATTATTTTGATTACCAAAAATCAATGATGTGTTTGGTTCTATGTACCATTTGTAATATGGAACTTTTTGAGTAAAAATGGGTATTTGTTGACCTACTAATGGGGATTCACTAAAAATGAGTCTTCTCGGTGAGATTAAATCTCTATTTTGGTTATCACCATCAAAGAAAATACCTAATAACCCACCATCGGCATTTCCGCCAAAGTAAATATCCGAATTATTGTATTGGTCTGGAGAAAACTCAAATACACCAAATTGGCTATTAATTTGAATTGACTGTGCATAATCACCATCAATTCTTTTTTTACTATCACCTCTTTGATTTTTAAATAATGCAGCAACGCCAGAATTTTGTCCAACACCCAAAGCTAATGCTAATGAATTAGCGTTAGTTAATCTACTTAAGAAAAATAATTGTAATATTTCTGTAACATCTTGATATGATGTTGGTTTTAATTTATTTGCGACATAACCTTCATATTCGGGACCATAAATAAGTTCATTTGTGTATGAATTTAATGGTCCTAAATCCATAATTGTTGTGGGATATAATAAATTTTTATCTTGTACTGAATTAATTGTAGATTTACCAATAAATTGATTAAAAGTCGTATTATAAGGTGATGAGCGATAATAATAGTTATTTGTGTTTGGGTCTAAAATAACCACATCTGAGCAATATAATGAATATGGTTGATTATTTTGGTTATCAAAAAATCTATTATTTTTAATTGCAAAATGATATAATACACCATTTACCCATGAATTAACGAATGTATGAGAGATAACGCCTAAACACGCACCTAAATTTAGTCTTAATCTACCAACCCACTCACCTAATTGTGCAAAATCATTGTTTTCTTGGAGAGGATTTAAATCAAGTATTGCTCTTTTTACTAAAATATAACAACCATTGTCTACTGCAATATTTGGTCCGGTCCTATTACAATTATCTGTTGATGCTGTTTCCGAAAGAGTTGCTGGTGTTCCATTCTGATAACAACTTAAATCAACCAATGATTCACAACTTAATGAATTAATTATACCACTAATATTTGGACCACCCGAATTATTATCATAATCATCTTGAGTGTCAGATATAGTATTACCATCAACATCACTTGTAACTTCAACATCCACAGCACTATCTAACCAAGGTTGACCAATTCCTTCACCTGTTGAATCCTCACCATAAAGATAAATAAAGAAGTTATTATTTTGCTGTCCCGGAGCAGAATTATTTTGATTACCGAATAAGCCAAAATAAACAAAATCCTGATCTAGATTAGTTGATGTTGGCAATCTATCGGACCTAAATACCAATCTAGTTGATGCTGATACAGTTAGTGTGTTACCGGAATCATATTTTGGTGCAAAATAAATAAAGGTTTCCTCGTTATTATCGCAATTATTCGCATTGGGGGATGAGGGTGTTGATACACAATTTTGATCATAGACAAAATAACCTTCAGGTCTTTGGTAAGTATAAGAACCACCCTCAATATATTCACCAATATCACTACCGCCGAATGTTGTTTCAAAATAACCACCACAACCAATAAAAGCTGAACTGATTGGACCACCGGTTCTTAGCTCTAATTGGCTACCAGCAGCAACAGTAATATGTCCAACAGTTAATTGCGTCCAAGGATAATTATTATTAACTGTGAAATTTGATGTTACCGATGATAAATCTAATGAAGAATAATATGTGTGTAAATTTGTTGTATAAGAACTAAAGGAGGTATTAAAATCTGTATTGTATGATGGATAATATATAAATCTATTAAAATAATCCCCATCATTTGCATTATTTGATAGATTATTATGATTTGCTAATCGATAATTTGGTTGTATTGGAACATTAAGTTTATAGTTTCCGTTTACAATATTATTGTCTGTATACGTGGTATAACCGAAAATTCTACTTAAATCATAGCTAATATTAACCCTTTCAGTGTTAACATCAACACCTCTATTTAAAATAATAACACCAAAATTTTGGTAATTATTGAATGCTGTTATTGCACTTAAAGAACAAACATCCGTTATTGTATTATCACAAATTGATAAATTTCCGTATGGTTGAATTGGGGGGCAAGACGAATCAACTGGTAATAAAGTCGTAAAATTATATGGCGGGAAACCGAGTTGTGTTAGAGGTGTAAATAACTTACGAGAACGCTTAATGTTAACTATGTAATTAAGATATCTTGATGCTAAATCATTAACTCCACTTGGATTAACTTTTGACATAAATTCGGTATATGTCATTCCGGTTATTACTTGGAAATACTCAATATCTGTTGGGTATTTATATTCTGGACTTCCTTCGGTAAAATTAACATTATATGTTGTTGATAAAGGTGTTGGATTTAAAACGAGAGGTGTGTCTTGCGGATTAGCATAAGTTACATTAATTTGTGTTAATCCAGTATTTCCAGAACCAATAATCGAATTACCTGAATTTCCTGTTACATTAAAATCGTTTGATAGTAAAAAGTCTTGAAAAGAAACTAATCTACCCTGCGTATAATTTTCTAAAGTTTCTGGATCAACAATTAAAATATATGTATTATCTAAGTGGTAAGTTGTTGCACTATTATTTAAATTAGGTTCAACATAAACTTTAATTTGGTTTGCACCACCAATACCACCGTTAACAAATGAACCGCCAAAATCACCATCAAAATATTTTGCTTTAGTATTAAATAAATTAATTTTTTCAGCAAATGGTAACTCACATGCAAAATACCTATCTTCCCCAAGATAAGAACCTAAGCCAATTACGGTGTCAATTCGATTTATGTACATAGATGTATGTCTCCAAGGACTATTAAAAGAATCTTGTGCATTTCCAGTTATTGAATTAGTTGGTTGCCCAAAATATCTACCGGCTTGTAAAACCAATGCAACATTTTGATCAACAACATCGCCTTGGGTGAGGCATGGTGTGTTTAAATTAACCGATGTAACATCTATTGGTGCCAACAACAGCCCCGTATTGCCCACATCTTCAATTCCGGGGACTTCATCATTTACCGCTGAATTACTATCTGTTACATCCGATTTACAATCTTCACATAATGAACAATCTGGATATGTTAACATCGGTAATCTAAGGGTTAAAATATCTTTACACTCGATTGGTTCTGGACATGGTTTTCTTCTTAAACCTAAACTTCTTAATAATCTACATGCTGGTATGATTATTGAATTATAAATTCTACAAAATAATCGTGAAATGAATGCTATTAAATGAATCGGTATTAATAAACCAAAAATTAAAAAATAAATAATCAATAAAAATATTGATGATATCGTATAAAATAAATTAGTATTTCTTACACCATCTGTGGTTGGAAACTTATTATTTTCGCTTTCACATCTCGTATCAGTAATTTCTTTTATTCCAATAAATCTTTGTTTACCAGTACCATTATGGTATTGGTCAATTAATTGTGATACTGTATATAATTTTTTGTATTTAAACACATAAAACTTATCAACACAATTAATTGCATCAAAAATCATTTGATTTCCAATTGTCGTCCCAGTATTACCATAGTCATTCCAATCTAAACTAAAAGCATATGATGCTAAAACATCAAAAGGAATTGTTGATGGTGGTTGATTTGTATCTTGTGCTGTTGGTACTGGGTCATCATCTGATGATGTCCAACCATATTCTCGTATATTTGGAACCAAGTAATAACCTCTTTTTGTTCCCTCAGATAAATCAGAAGATTGTTGCCATTTAACTTTAAATCGATATTTTGCTGAGGTTGGAATACCGATTGATGGATTAGCACTTAATATCGTTTCACCAAATTCATTTGTTGTTACAAAGTCCAAATTCATTGGTAAATCAACAACCCAAGTACCGTCTTCATCGATTACTCTACCACCGTTTTCTAATCTGAACTCTTCTAAAACTGGTCGATTATTATCATCTAAAAAAATTGTTTGTCTTATTGCCAATATTTCTCCCGGACCAGCAACCAAATTACATAAATCACCACCTTCAGATGCTGGTTTACATCTTCTTTTTATCTTATATTTATCAGCATCTGAAATCATGGAACCGATAAAAACAGATGTCGGTTCAATCTCAATACCCAATTTTCTTAAATCGAAATCCAAACGATGAATTTTGGTTTGACATAAATCTTCTTGTCCCCAAAATGGTTCAACTGATATTTCAATTACTTCACTTACAATTTGTGGTAATGAATCAAGATTTTCTGATGCTTTAAAAAGAGTACCATCAATTTGTGTTTGTGTTGCACGACCCATTCTTATCAAATCTTGTGGCGATAATGAAAATGGTCCCATATCCGATAAATCTAAATCCATAAAAACCGTTTGATTACCAAGTGGTACTCCAAATATCATATAATCACCACTTTCGTTTGTTTTAACCGTGAATTTATAATATTTGTCATATATTTCAATAACTGTATTATCAACCAAAACATCATTTATGGATGGAAATGTTCCTGTTGGTGTATGACCAGCATGTTGTTTTATATATGGTAAAAGATTATAACGATATCCGTCTTCGTTAACATCAGAAACTTTTCTATAAGGATATAAAGTTGATATTACAGGATTTAAAGCGTCTTCATCGGATATTGGTACAAATACGCTAATTTTAGCATTTGGAATACCGTAACCACCATTTGCTATTACCCTACCAGTGATTACTCCAAAATCAGCGCAAGATCTTGGATATATTTCTTCGGGTCTAAATTTTAAAGAAAGAATTTCAAGAAAATCATAATCCTGTTCTAAATTAACCTGTATTTGTTTGTTAATTCCAAGCTCAGTCCTTATCCTATACGATTTTCCCATTTCTTCTTTAACGATAAATAGTTGATGATGTTTTTTTAGAAAACATACAACAATTTATATTAAATTAAATATAAATTAATTGAATTTTATGGTGATTATTGACATTGTAACCCAATTAAATTTAGTAATACATATTATCATACAAAAAAAGAAAATGGATAATGAAATTTGGAAAGGTGATAAAAGTACAAGGTGTTTGGTTAAAAAAATATCATTTAACTGTAAAAAATAATCACAAATGATTACAACTGGATTTGGAAAATAACTCATTTTAAATTATGAACCACCTTCATTTTATAAATTTTCTTTTTAAAGTTGTTTATTTCACCTTTGATTCGTTTTTCGCTATAAGATGCAAAATCTTCCTTTGATTTAAATTTTTTAATAAATGGAATATTAGAACTCTTTATTTCGTTCCATTTTTTTTCTGATAAATTTTTATTAAAATCAAAGTTATTTATTTCATTTAAATCTTTAATAAATGAATTTAGTGTTTCACTGTCATCATACATATTTTCTAAATAAGCGTCTTGTTCAACTTTTGAAGTAATGTAATAATAATATAAAATTAATTCTAGTGTATTATCTGAACCACCAAAAACATTTATTACAAATTTTTCAAAATCTGGTGTATATAAATCTTTAATAAAATTACTTTCTTTAAATGGTTTTGATTTATTTAAATAACGCATTAAGTCTTGATATGCGTGTTTAAATTCATGTTGGATAAAAGAAACGCTACTATTAATTGTTATATAAACGGTATATAAACCTGTTTTTTTATCATAACCTGATTTTTGTTCATCATAATGTGGTATTCCATTTAAAGTAACAACCATTTTATCAATTGGAAAATCTTTATATTGTTCTGGGTAATCTTTACCCAAAATTATAATCTTATCTTCCTCAGTATCTAAAAATTTCATAACAATAGGTGTCCATACTCTAGATTTTGACGTAATGCCACCACTTTCAGTTAAATTATATAAATATTTAAGTTGACTTTCTGTTATTATAATTTTCATTTTTAGTTATAATTTTCATCAATATATTTTACTAATTTTTCTAAGGATGCCATTTTAATTCTTTTATCGTTTTTAGAATTACGGGGTTCAAAATCTTTATTTACAAATGTAAATATACCAAATGTCATTTGTATTCTACCAATAAACTGATTGTTTTTAGTAACATCCCATAATGGAAAAAATCCATTAATCTGGTTTGCAACTGTGGAACCAATCTCTAAATATTCTTGGAACGAATCCTCAGTAGAGGATTCCGGACCCGGTTTAATACCAATAAGTTCATTAATATTTTTTTTATTTTGGTACATTTCCAAAATAGCTTGTTTTTCGGTTTTAGAAATTTTAAAATTCATATTTTAATTGTATTAATTGTTTATTTATCAAAAATAAGTAATATGACTGATATTTGCAAAATTACCTATTTGATAAATATATCCAAAAAAAAAAGATTGATTTTTTTTAAAAAATTTTATTTTATTTTTAATTCAACATATAAATTATGAAAAGCTAACACCTTTAAAATTCTTAACCCTTACCGTAATATCTTTTTGAGGATATCTAATTTGATAAATTTGTTTTGGTTCTGCAAAAAGTGTATCATCAATCGGTTGAATTTGTTTGGTGTTGTTATCCAAATAGGGTTGAGATGTTTCTGCTGATGAATATTGTCCGCCTACCTTATTAAAGAAATCCAATGATGTTATTGTAATAACGCCATTTAATGATTGAATCAATCTTCTTATTTCGGATATATAAGCATTTTCACCAAGTTGTCTTGTTAAAGGATTAAAATAAGTTGTTATTGTATTAATAATATCAGAAACAACCGCACCTTGATTTTGTGTTGCATCTAAAACAACTGAAACATCAACAGTTAAATCAATAACTTCAGCGGTTTCAATTGAAACATAATCATTTATCATTCTATAGTTCGATAAATAATTAGCTAAATTATTTTTTAATGTATTTGAAACTATTTGTGTTAATTTACCCGAAGAATCAAATGATAATATTTTAACCTTAATTTTATTATCTTCCTCAACAATTGCAACTTTTGCTGGTGCGCCAAATTGTCCCGGCATTTTTCTAATTAATGCTTCATAATCGCTTATTGTTACCGCTCTATTTTGTGCGGAAAAATTAAATGAAACATAATTCCTAACCTCTTCTAATGTTGGTGCATTTGCTCCACCAATAGCTGCGGTAACGTTTGAACATCTTAATGAATTTATAACTGAGGTATTAACACTTTGTGATGGACCGTTAACCGCAAAATTTGCTGTATTAACTTGTGTGATTACGTTAACACCTAAATTCGTTGATAAACCGCCACCAACTCGATATTGAACAAATAATGTTGTGTTAGGTTTTAGTGCGGAACCTAACGCCATATTATTTTGATATTTTTGTATATTAAGCGGAGTTCCTAATCTGGTAAACTCCCTAAGTTGCTCTTCAGCACTTACATTACCACCACCAAATGTCATTTTCAAAAATCCTTGAGGGGTAAATTCTGTTATAAATCGTTGATTTGTTGTTATGTATTTTCCAACCTTAATTCCGGGTTGGTCTGATGGTTTTGTTGGGTCTTCGATAAAAATTCTATCTTCAACAAGAGCATCAACTTCATACCATCTTCCTGAAGTACCAAGAAATTCTTGTACTGAAGGAACATTAGCATATGATACACCATCTTTTTGAATAACCGATGTAACACCCAAAACATTCTTTTCTGGTAAAAATAAGTCAAGAAATGGTCTAACATCAGCATTTGTTATAACTTTTTTGAACACCTTTGTGATACCATTAACAACAACATCTCTTTTAACTATGGTATAATTTATAAGAATATTGTTTGCATCAAAATTTGGAATTTTTAATCTGTTTGGGAACCCTTCATTATTAAAAGGTGACGCAAAATCAATATCGTGAACGGTTTCAAAAATTTGTCCCGCACCCGATACCTGACTTCCCCTTCTTAATATTCCCAAATATCTTTCATCTTCTTTATCACCAAAAACTGGAACCGTAATTGAAAAATCAACGAGCGCAACAGAAGGTCTTTGACCCGGTATTTTTAATCCGTAAGTTCTTGCGATATTAAAAACTGATGATTTTTGTTGCGCATACTGTAATACCGTTTCTTGTATGCTTCTATCAATATGAAAATGTAAGTTATCTGTGACAGCAGCATTTAAATCCATTAAAACAGAAAATACCGAAGCATCATTAAAATTGCTAATTAAGTCGGGATAATACGTATTAACATAATTAATTAAATCTTGTCTTATTGCAACAAAATCTCTATCGGTATAATTTATTCTTCTTTCTGCCATTTTAATAATTAAATATTAAGAATAATAAAATCTGTGGAACCAAAAGCACTACTTGTATCAACATAATCGATTCTTACTTTTGCTGTATATTCATATGTTTGTTTTGCCGGTTCTCCAACAGTTCTATTAATCACATTACCCGCAGTTGTAACAAAGGATGAATCTTCTTCGCTACTTGCTGCTGTTACGGTAATATTTTTTATTTGTAGTTGAGGTATAAATTTTTCAACCGCTTCTCTAATATCAGATTCAATACTACCAAAAGTGGGACCATCCAATGGTTCAAAGATATATTCATAAAGTCTGGTACCAAAGTCGGGAAGATAATATCTGGTTCCTTTTTTTGTAAGTAATAAATGAATCAAATTTGAACGCAATTCATCATTTGTGTAGTTGGATAACTCCAAATATTTCCCCTCTGAGGATTCTCTAAAGGGAAATATTATACCGTATGTTTTTCCTTCCGCCATTTAAAATAGTGATTCGTTAACAATAAATATAGTAGAATAACAATTTTTAGAAATGGTATAATATTTATGGTTATGAAAAAGATTAAATTAACAGAATCAGATTTATATAGGATTGTTAGAAAGGTTCTTCTTGAGCAAGAGGAAGAAAATAACAGAAGAATCTTCAATAAGAATCCAGAATATTTTAAAACGATTCTTGAAAATGTATTTAGAAATGATTCTGAGAAATTAACAAGAGTTTTTAATAAACAATATGATAAGGTTATTATTAATGGGGATTTGGATTTAAGAGATACACAAATTCAATCATTACCGGATAATCTTCATGTTGGGGGAAGTTTGTATTTACAAGGAACACCAATTCAATCCTTACCGGATAATCTTCATGTTGGGGGAAGTTTGTATTTAAGAGGAACACCAATTCAATCCTTACCGGATAATCTTCGTGTTGGGGGAAGTTTGAGTTTAGTAGGAACACCAATTCAATCCTTACCGGATAATCTTCATGTTGGGGGAAATTTGAGTTTAGTAGGAACACCAATTCAATCCTTACCGGATAATCTTCATGTTGGGGGAGATTTGAGTTTAGTAGGAACACCAATTCAATCCTTACCGGATAATCTTCATGTTGGGGG